CATTGGAGCTAAGCTAGTAAGCCTGATTCCTCAATATGGCCGCTGGGACGACCTTGTCGTCCTTGAAGGAACCCTAGTTTGGAATGTTGCACTTGAGGCAATCAAGGCACAGCTGAACGCTGACTTGAACACCGAAGTTGGCAACTCCGTGTCATTGCTTGCAAAGTGGTTGCCTTCCATCAATGCCTCAAGCAAGGAGTCTAAGCGAGTTGGCCGTCTTATCGCTAAGGCAATGGGCTGGAATGAGCGTCAATACCGCAAGGCTCTGACTGCTCTTAGGACACAAATCAAGATTGTCGAACAGGCAATGTGTGCCCGTGAGTGGGACGCCATTGATTATAGCAAGTTGCCTTCTCGTGCAGGATTCATGTATCGTAAAGCCTTCGCTAACCGCGACGGCGTCCGTTACCAATCCTACCTGAACGCTGTTCAAAAGGGAGAAGCGAAGATTAATGCTGGTACAATTTACCCCTACGAAATCGTTGACAAGTACCTTTATAAGGGGGAAAGGAGCGATCAAACCCTAAACCTAATGTGGGAGGCTTTGCCGAACTACATGGAAGGTAAGGAATTGAACGGGTTGGTCGTTGCCGACGTTTCAGGTTCTATGGAGATGTACGACGGTATGCCCATGGCAGTATCCATCTCCCTGGCAATGTACATCTCAGAGCGTAACACCGGTATCTGGAAGGATAAGTTCCTCACTTTCTCTGCAACTCCCGAACTGCAAAATGTTACGGGATCTACGCTCTCTCAGAGAATTACAAACCTGTCTCAAGCATCCTGGAGTATGAACACGAACCTTCAAGCTGTCTTTAACCTTGTGTTGAACACGGCGGTTAAGTACCGTGTCCCTGAAGGAGAAATGCCGCGCAAGCTCATCATTGTCTCCGACATGCAGTTTGACAGCTGCTGCCATGGCGCGTCAGTAACTAACTTTGAAGCCATCCGCATCAAGTACGCCCAAGCTGGATATTCCATGCCGGAACTTGTTTTCTGGAATGTGAAAGATAGCGGCAACGTACCTATGAAGATGCACGACACCGGTACCTGCCTTGTATCCGGTTGCAGCCCTTCGATCCTGAAGGCTGTTCTTACCGACGGAGTTATCACTCCGGTTGGTGTGATGAGGGATGCTGTCTATACCGAAAGGTATGACGCTGTGGGTGCTGTCTTTAACTGATGGAATTAAGGACCCTCGTAACTACGTTAATGTCAGCCCAGGGACTTCTCCTTGGGTTGAAGTTAACGGGGCAAATAGCCTGGCCGTGGCTATCGGTTTTTAGCCCTAGTTTAATTGTGATCTTCGGGTTGGGGTTATTCACTCTAGTTCTCATTGTGGGACTGATGGATAAGTAAGCAGACCCGTAAGATGGTTCAGCGATCAAACCCTTTCTTTGCAACAGAAAAACCAACCATCATGTTTTAATAAAGTTAGCTTCCCTGGTAGTTCACCAGGGCAACAAAGGGGAATGGTGCAGTGGTAGCACACGTAATTAACGGTTACCTTGTACAAGGTACAGACAGCAATTACAAAAATCCCATCATACGGACGTGACGGAGGTTCGATTCCTTCTTCCCCAATTTGACAAACTGAAACTTCCAAAGACATGACTAACTTTAGTGACAACTTAAATATTCTCCTAGACTTTTACTATGAGTTGAATGAAGTTAGGTTCAAGCTGGGCGACAATATTCGCACACCTCACGCATGGGATAACGTAGCTGGCAATTTTGTACCCTTATTTGAAGAAACTCCCCAAATACCTTTGGAGTCCGAAATTGTAGAAATGCGAAATAAGGTACTTAATTTCTTTAGTTCTACAAAACGGTTTTTCTGGCGGGATGGTGATCGGGTTGTGCAAGATGGATTGAACCCAAATCTATCCTATGGCGGGGTAAGCCCTTTTCTTTTTGGGGATTGTTCCAACTTAATTGGTTACATCAATCATGAACTTACAGGAGATATAACTTACTTGTCGGGAGAGTTGAGTCAGGGCTTAAAAGGTAGAGTTTTGCCTTCGTTGAAAGGAGACATTTCTAATTTATATGGAAATTTGGGGCTGGGTATTGACCCACATGAGCGCCTATCTGGAATCCTTAACGAAAGTCTAACGGGCAATCTTAGCGGGTTGCGAGGAACAATTAACATCAAATTAAGGGGAGACTTGTCAGGTATCACAGGGACTATCAGCCCCAACTTAACAGGTGACTGCTCCGGTTTAAGAGGCTTTATCTCAGGTCTCACAGGTGACTGCTCCGGTTTAAGCGGTAGATTGATCAACTTAGTTGGGGATTGCTCCGGTCTGTCAGGAGACTGTACAGGGGTGGAGGGAGATTGTACTAGCGTACCAGGTAATTTAGGTAATATTCCCTATGATCTAAGACCCACCAGACTTGAGTATGTTCTAAACAAACTTAACCCTTAAAATCAATGAAATCATCTCATCTTTACACTTTGATCGGTGTTGTAGCAGCGTGGTTTGTATTAACCTTGACACTAATTCTCAAGGGGAACTATCAAGGTGCTATCGGAACTGGAATTGCTCTTTTCTTTTCCTCAGCCGGTACGATGAGTATTGTTGCCCATTTTGAAGGGAGCAGACGGTAAGCCCCCTTACCGTACCAACTGGAACTTTTTAAGTGCAAACTTAAGTAAAGAAAGGTTCGGGTTCGCCCTAGCCTTTTTCCACATTAGGGTATAATACTGAGTGACGTCGACAAAACGTCAACCAAGATGGAATCCTATAGAGCTGCATTGTCAGAGTTATAAAATTCCTTCTAACAACTCACCGCGCACAATAGCGATGTTAGACCCTAGTCAAGCTAACTTGGGGCAAGGGCCACTCAATATGCCTCAACCTAAGGTTCAGGAAGCTAGTACAATACCTTCAAAACCTATCGCAGAAGAGAGATTAGTTTCTACTGCAAAAAATTCGATTGCGCAAAAAACAGATACACCCAAACCAGTACTTAATTCCTTAATAGAAAATACCATGGAAATCGATTCAACAGACATTCTAAATCTGTATCGCGACCACTCCGACATTCGTCGTGATGTTGCTAAAGAATCCTCTGACATTCGTCATGAAGACGCCAAAGGTTTCGGAGACACCCGGTACGCCATTGCTACTGGCAATTGTGCTATCGGACGAGACGTTATGAGCACTGCTCATGACACTTCGGACAAAGTTGACGAAGCCGCTGACAAAATCCAGCAACGTGCGGCCGACTTTTACATCGCTGGACAAGCGAGAGATTTCGATAACGCCCGTGATCTCGCTACCCTTAGGGCAACTACAGATCTTGCTGCTCAGAGACTCAGCCAGGAAATCCTTCTTGCTTCTGAGAAGAACGCTGCTGCTACTGCCCTTGAGTCTGCTAAGGTCGCTGCTGCCGTGGCACTTGGCCAGTCTGGTTTGAGCAAGGAAATTGCTGAAAGCAAATATGACCTCAGCAAGCAAGTTGCTTACGAAAATGAGAAGACCCGTGATCTCGTCAATTCTCTCAAGAATGATGAACTCAATCGTCTTCTTATTGAGCGTAACACAGACCTGACTCACTGCCGCCACGACTATTGGGGCGCCCGTGATGGCTTGTTCAATACCCAGTTCGCTGCGCTTACCTCGCAGGTTAATTCGCAATTTAACGCTCTGAATAGCCAAGTTGCCGAGACTCGTCAAGGCATGGTTAACTTCGGAACAATGGCCGGTGTGGGGCAATCCTCAACCAGCAACGCTGTGCGCTGATCTAGTTCAGTAGTTAATAAACGGGGGAGTTAACTCCCCCTTCTTTTAAGGGGACTAACTATGGACACAGCCGAAAGAAAACTCATTGACTTATATAATCTTCTTGCCATTCACCAAAGGGTGGAGGATCCCGATGTTCTTGAAAACATTCAAACAATTCGTACCGAAATCACCAAGCTACTAAACCATAGCGGCGGCGGAACTAACAATATCAACATTGTTATAGACGATGATGATTGCCCTGAGGAGTGCCCACCTGGCCTACCAGGGCCACCCGGAGAACCGGGGGAGCCAGGCCCACCAGGGCCACCAGGACCACCGGGTACCTGCTTACACCCTTGCATACTCGTCTCCGAGGACTATACAGCTACTGACTTCGATTATTACATCGGCGTGAACAGCGAAAAACCAGTGACCGTTACTCTTCTAAGCTACGTAGATAGCTGCACTGAGTACACAATCAAAGCTGAAATGGGTCCCCCGTTAGGGAACCGTAAAGTGACAATAAAACCCGAGGGGTCAGCTCTTATAGATGGGGATGAGGAATATATATTAACTTCCCCGTATGAAGCAGTCACAGTGCTGTTTCGGGGTGGAAACTGGCACATTGTATGAAAGTTTACGCGGCGTTTACACAGCGTTTACACAGCGAATGAGGTTCCTATTCCTCAATTACCACTTAAGGGGGAAAGTATAATTAGGGTGGTTCTTCGAAGGATCACCCATTAACACTATGTGTCATGAAACCTTACAATTATTACACTTCTTTTACAGTTGACTTTCCTGATAAATCTAACTACACCTTAAAATATTACTACAGAAAAGGTAAGCTCATGTGTATCAAGAAACCTTTTTGTGATCTCAAAGAAATCCCTATCAATGCTGTGGAAGAAACTGTTTTTGACGAGGACGGGTTCAAGTTGCACGAAAAGGCATGGCTCTCTGAGAAGATAAAATTAGAGGAAGAATTCAAGGAAGACCTTATTAGAGAAGAGGGCCTCTCCCCTTCAGAAAAAGTTGATATATGCTTCTCCCTGGCGTGGGACTACGGTTGTTCCCAAGGTCTCAAAGAGGTACACGATTATTTTAGAGAACTTTCACAACTTGTAAAATAGTTACAGTTAAACTACCATGCTTACAACGCCAAACACACCGGTGCTTTCAGCTCACCAAGAAAAGAATACCGCTATAACAGGGTCGCCTTCAGAGACTGCGTCTAGTACACACTCGGGTGGTACACAAAAGGAATTTTCTGCAATTGCAATCGTAAAAATTCCCTTACAGTTCTCGGAAGAAAAGGTTAAAATCTTGATGGGAAGCATGGAAGCACAATTCGAAGGAACCGGGCACAAAGTAATATTCGTTCCTGAAGAAGTTGACATTAGCGTTGTGGGGTGTCCCCCTCTACCTGTAAACAACAAGAAGAGTCTACGGCAAAGATGAAATCAACTCACTTTAACACCTTAATTGGCATTTCAATAGCATGGTTTACCATAACGCTAACTGCCATTTTGAAGAGTAATCTACCAGTTGCCGCCTATGGTTTTTTGATGAGTTCGTTGATGTCAGCGTTTATAATTGGAGCCGTTTGTCACTTTGAGGGCATGGGCAAGGATCGGAGGTGAACCGCCCATATGGTTCGGTCTTTTTGCAGTAGCAAAAAGGTTCGGTAAACCGAACCGATCCGTTCGGTTCTCACCCTTGCTTCTGCAAGGCAGAAACGCTATGATTATAGCATGAACCGAGAGACCTTCTTCCCCTGCTCCCGCCAGATCGAGATCCTCGATCAGCACGACAACGCCAACGAGATTCCCCCGTACGTTGATTACCTGGTGCGGTTTGAGAATTCCTACGGCGGAGAAAGCGTCGGAGTGGTAATTGAGCCCAACTCCAAAGGTGTCGAAGAAGTCTACACCAACCAGAAATTCCCGGTAGCTTCCATGCTTCCCGGTCAATCTGAAAATGACGAGCTTCTGCTGAACCTTTTCCGGACCTGGGTGTTGACTCCGCCAATGTTTACGCAAGTCACTGTTCGCCGACAGCCTGACAAGTTCTACACCTTGAGTTTCCACAATCAGCACTGGAATTTCCACTCTCGTTCCAAGAACCTTTCATACATCAAAGGAAAGATTCGGGACCTGGCGAAGTCCCGTGATGTGAAGGTCACCTGGGAGGTTTGACTCCAAGTTTACCTCCCTCCCCGGGACCTATACTGTTTTTGAGGTGAGTCAGCGCTCACCTCGTTCACAAACGAAACCGAAGAGTAGCCAAGTGGATAGGCAGCGGTCATGCAAAAAAGATCACCTAGTTTAGGTGATTCAGCAATACCCCAATACGCTAAAGGAAACCGCCATACGCAAGTTCGAATCTTGCCTCTTCGATTGTTTCTCTACGAGAAACGTAGATAGTTCAGCAATTTACCCTAACTCAACAAGGAAAACAACTATCTAGTTTAACTCTGACTTTGTCAACAGAATGAAAGTAAAAGACTTGAAAGAAAGACTGAACGACTTCCCGGATAATATGGAAGTTGTTGTTAGTGCGAATTACACTCTGCCTCCTGAAAATGTGCCTCTAACTAAAGTAGAAGGAAAAATTAGCATTAAGGAGGACTTTGTAGCAGTTCTCGAGCCCGAAGACGAGCAGGATCTTCCGAGCTACTATTACGACAATTGTTTCTATGCGGACCCTAAAAATCAAACTGGTGCGAAACTCCATCCTTGCTATTTTCCCGGTGAGAATCTTCCAAAAAGAAAAGTGTTGATGTTAGATGTTTATTTAAGCGCAGGTGTGCTCTGATAGCCAAGAGGGTTAAACCTAACCCTGTTTAATCTTGTTTCAAACTGTTTGCGAAGCAAACAAGGGACCGTAGCTCAACTGGTAGAGCGCTAAAAAAGTTATCTTGACAAAGATACATCAGCAATTAAAAATTCCTATTTTAAAGGAGAGGTTTCAGGTTCGAGTCCTGCCGGTCCCCTTTAAATTTTTCTTATGACTAACAGTACGACCCCGTTTCTCTTAACTCAAAACCACCTGAAACTGCTGAGGCGAATGTTCGTCGGGTGGAGCGACTGTGAATTCGGTGCTCCGGAGATAAACCCGAAAAGACCGTACGGGAACAGTTGGGTGCTTGGCGACATACACGAGATTCTGACTGGGGAAGACCCAGAGGAGCTGACCGAATCACAGGAAGAGGAGTATAGGCAGCTTCACCGAGAAACTCAAACAGCCCTCCAGATTATTCTCTCAGTTGGTAAGTTTGAGGAAGGTTGGTATAAACTCACACGACCCTATTCTTCCACATGGGTGCCGTGCAGCACTATACTAGAAAGCTGACAAAATGAACAGAGTCTCAATTGCTATGTTAATACTTTGTCCCGTTTTGTTTGGCAGCGAGGCTTTATGCAAGACTCAAGTACAAAGAAATGCGTTCAGGGCCAAAATGAGCTACCCGCTCAGACCGATAAAGTGCAGCCAACGCTGCTCCCAATTATGGGAACGTGATTGAGCCTTCTGTTACTACAGAAAGGTTCGGTCTTTGCTGCTCAAAGGGCGGTAAACCGCCCTGAACCGTTCGGTTTTCACCCTTGGCCTTTGCCCGCAAAGGCGCTATAGTATTAGTATGGAAATTTTCGCTGTTATGATCGAGCTCTACGGGTTCGTTAATCGCTTCGACTTTGATGATGCTCGCTTGCGGCTTTTCGTCCACGAAAAAGATGCGCAGGCGTACCGTGAAGAGCTTGTGGATGAAGGCTGGGATGGCGTTCTCATTGAACGTCGACCGGTCCTCTAAGGGCGGTCTTTGCTGCTCAAAGGGCGGTAAACCGACCCGAACTGTTCGGTTCGCTCCCTTGTTTCTACCCAGCAGAAACGCTAAGATATATACAGTTCAAAGAAACCACTTCACAAACAAACAAAATGCCCGCATTTGCAGTCACAGACAACCTCAACTGGGAAGTTGAGCAGCGTCCCGTCTTCTTCCCTGATTCCCAGGGCAATCCCGTCCGCTTTGAAGACCGGGTCGCTATTGTCCGCAGCGACAACGAGTTCCCCCTGGGTATCGTGTCTGAGGATTACGAAACGGTTCAGAACAAAGACCTGCTCGGTCTCATTAACCCCATGGTTGAAGAAGGCCTGCTGACCATTGAAAACATGGGTTATCTAGCCCACGGCGCCAAAGTGTTTGCCCAAGCCAGGATTAACCAAGAATTTCGTGTGATCGGCGAAGATTACAGAGCTTTCATCACCCTGCTTAACGGTCACGTGGGTAATGCCTCTGTGGCTATCGGTCCGGTGGCCACCCGCGTTATTTGCGGTAATACTTTCTCCATGGCATATTCCAACATTGGGGAAAAGTTCCGCCACTCTCTGGGTGTGAACGAGCGCATTCTTGAGAGCACCGCAGTGCTTGACTTTGTGAATAGCGCCATGAAGAAGTACTCCGAAAACGTTGAAACCATCGCCTCGGCGACTTGCACTTCCGCTCAGTTCCGCACCTTCCTGGAAGCAACCTACAAGAAGGAAGCTGACAAGATGCGCAATGTGAACGTTCTCAACGACCTGTTCTACAACGGCGCTGGCAACGAAGGTCATACCTTCTACGACGCCATGAATGCGGTCACGGACTTCAGCTCTAACCGCAGCCGAAAGACTTCCTCTGGCCGCTTCGGCTACGCCAACTTCGGTCAAGGTGCCTCCATCAACCAACGGGCGATGCGAGTGGCCCTGGAGATGGCTGCTGTCTGAATTCCCTGGGGGTTGACTTTAGGGTTGGCCCCCTTAGTTTCAGTCTGGGTACGGAGATTAAAACATTTCTCCTTACTTCATTAGAAAAATCACCGTAAACCTTAACATGGATTGTTCTAGTCTTAATCAACAAATTCAAGAAACCGAGAGACAACTTGAAATCCTGAAGCAAAGGCTACTCAATTACAAAATTATTGAAGGAGCCGGAGTAGGAGATGAAATTGAGGACGGGAGCATCGTCTTGGCCAAAGGAGAAAATCACGCTATCGTCGTTTGCCCCAAAGAAAGAGAGTTTCAATCTAATTGGGATGGTATGAAGTGTAGGGCCGGACGAACATTCGACCCCGAATGGTTCATTCCGTCAAAAGATCTGCTGCTACTGGCACACAAACGGATTCCGCAATTTTTCGGTAAGCATCGCTATTGGAGTTCATCAGAGTTTAATTTTCTTGACGCTCATATAGTGAATGTTAACGAAGGGTTTACAAACGTCTTCCCTAAAAACACTGTGTGCAATGTACGTCCTTTTAATGTCTTAACGTTCTAAACTATGGATATTGAAATACTAGAAAAGTTCTGTTCGTCTTGGAGAACAAACTTCGAGAAACCCTTCGTCTACGGGAGAAAAACTTATTCAACTGATGGACACATTCTCCTCCGCATCGAGGAGGTACTAGAAGGTGTTGAAGAAAATCCCGGCTTCCCTTACGATGGGATCAAGGATAGCTTTGAAGGACCCTTCTTGAACCCTTATCCCTTGGTCAACTATCGCACCGAGGAGAAGACAAAGATTTGTCCCGAGTGCAATGGCAAAGGATTCGTGTCGACTTGCCCCGAATGTGAGGGAAGTGGCGAGGTAGAATGGGACTCCGGATGGAACTACTACTCCGCTGAATGTCAATCTTGTGAAGGCACAGGGACCCTCTCTGATGGGAATTCGGGAGATGAATGTGATAACTGCGGCGGGAAAGGAGTGGTTGCAGTGAGCGAGAAAGTTCAGATTGGCAACTCAACTTTCAGCAATCTCCTGATCAACAAACTTCTGAACAATTTGCCAGAAGGTCTTGAGATCCTCCCGAGTACGGAGATACGAAAGCCAGCACTCCTGCGTTGGAACGGGGGAGACGGTCTGCTTATGCCCCTTTTCGAATACTCTTACTAAACCCACATTATCCACAAACACAAAATGACAACTACCACTCTTTCCTTGACTGAAACCACTCGCCTTAACCTCCAGAACCTGGACATTGTATCTGGTCTCCCCCCCACTGCCTCACATTCCTGAGAGCCTAGATATTCTGCTCACCCCTGAACAACAAGAGGCTAACCTCCTGCACGTTGCTCTATGGATTGTAGAGCGTGACCAAGAAAACTTCAGAATGAGAGATTGGCACAAAAGATGGGCTGAATTACTTTTCAATATAAGTATCCGTGGTGAACAAGCCCATACTAATTGCGGTACAACTCACTGCATTGCAGGATTCTCTCAAGTAATGGCCGGAAAAAGGGGGTTTACGGAAAGCCCTTGGAAAGCCGGAACATTTTTGCTTGGGCAGGAAGCCCGCTGCCACTTTTGGGACAGTGATGAAGCGGGTATGGACTTTTTGAAAGAAGTTATTACCAGGAATTCTTAAAATGACTGTAAACCTCCGCCCCCAGACATTCCTGCAATCCGTACGATTCATCGAGAGGGGTGGCACCGTTTTATTGCCGAATGACTTAACCAGGGTCACAAACGCAAACATCCGCTTTCTACTAAAGAATCAAAAATGCAAATTACATACAAGGCCCCAACTGCCATTGAACGCACAGTCGAACTTGACGAGTCCGAGTTACCATCCTTATATGCTGCAATCCGAGATTGCTTCTTACAACGTCTCAGAACCTTTGGATTGGCGGACCCGTACCTACCCTTCGAAGAGGCAGCGATTGAAGTCTGCCGCAAAGTGGGTGTGGACCCGGCTAACCGCTTCGATGTAGTTGCGTTTTTCGAGGGTTTCCTCATTTGTAATGGGCCAGAAAATTCGGAGCAGGATGGCAATGAACACTCAAATAACTAGCTTAAGGGTAATTGAGAAGGTCACGAAATCCACGGGCAAGTTCCCGGACATCCCCTACCTAATAGCCAATATAACTTGGCAAGTTCCCACCGATAGTTTTTACTTCTCAAGGTTTCTCCGAGACTCAAAGGAAGTTGTGGAAGAACTGGCGATTGATAACCCTTCATCTTATGGTGATACTCGGGGGAACCCACCAAAGTACACAAAGGTTTGGACACCTCACGACCCAAAGTGGGAGTACCTGGAGAAGTTCCAGACTTTTTGGATGAAAACATGGGTTTCCGATTGTCCTGTAGTTAGGTCTGTGTTAGATGAACTGAAGCACTTTGAGCAAGCTGGGGAGTTCTCATCTGTATACAGGTTCCACAAAGAGTCTACTCTCCATACCCATCTGTCTACTTTGGACTCTTTTACGGATTAAACAGGGTAAAATCAGCTAGGTCAACTATGGAAAACTTGGATAAGAACAACGAAAGTCCAGAATGTTGCCGCCGCAGTTTCGGAGCCTCTATTAAGGATACCGCTGCCAGATTGCTGGCTGACCCCACAATTGCTCCTCGCCAAGTTGCGAAAGACAGGTTAGCGATTTGCGAAAGTAACGTTTGCGGGGCATTTAACGAAAAGAGTTCAACTTGTGAGCAATGTGGGTGCTACCTGCCATTAAAAACGACGATGGCGAACATGAGATGCCCACGAGATTATTGGACCGAATGGAAGAGGGAGAAAAGTGAAGATTGAGCGACTGATTTACAAGGTTTGGCCTCCTGAGTTCGTAAAAGACTTCTTACAAGTAGACAACGAAGTGAGAACACCCTGGTTGCAAAGGCAACCTGGTTTCCTGAACAAAACTTCCGAGTTCAAGTCAAATGGTGAAGTTTCTATATTGATTTTCTGGAAAAGTGATTCAGACTGGTTCGAAGCTAAGAACAAAGTTCTCGAGTTGAAAAACGTAGAGCGTTTACTGAAACAACGCTCTCCGGGTTCTTTTAGACTCATAAGTTCACTTTCTATCTGACCTTGAGTTTACTTAGTTTCGGCCTACGCTAAGCTAAATGTGAATGCCCTGGTAGCTCAGTGGAAGAGCAGCGACCTTCTAAGTCGTCGGTCGGGGGTTCAAATCCCTCTCAGGGTGTCGGTTGCCTTGGCAACCTTATCAAACAACAGCATAACAAATGGCAAACCTTTCACTGACGGCAAGAGCTGCGAGGATCTCCACCAAGAGTCCTTCCGGCGCTACCCTCCTTTTAAAGCTTAGCGAAGCCAAATCAAACTCCGAGATTCAAAGAGCCTTGGAAGAATACGACCAGGTTTCAGCTTCAACCTGATAAACTCTAGGGTTGCCGATATCAAAGCAACCCTGACATTTAATTTTTGGGCGTGTGGTGTAAGGTAGCACAGGGTCCCTTATACAGACCTCTCCGGCAGATTACCGGCTAGTTAGGGTTCGATTCCCTACGCGCCTATTTTATATTGGGTAATAATGACCAGGGTTTAGGCCCTTCTCACTAACACCCTATTACCACTCTAAAAATAACAACAATTAAAACATAAAAAATGGCAAACACCAAGCTAATTAAAGAACTAACTAATAAGTGGTCTCAGCCTGAAGGTATGCCAGGCAAAGGATACGAACTGGTGAGAGAGGAAAAAGGTCTCAGCCCTTGTGCCCAAAGTGAAGCGATTATGCTTTCCAAAGGCATAGGGGTTATGGACTTTCAGGCTCTTTGGATAGGGGGTCCGCAAAATGAAAAAAGTTTGAATTTCGGTGAGAAAACAAATCTTGATAAAATTACAGCTAAAGCCCTAGGAATAAGTGTAGTTCACTCTGTACTTTTACGGAGGTTTAATGATCTTTCAAGCCAAAGTCCGGCCATCGTACTCAACGAACCTGAGAAGGTCTTGGGCAGGAATTGGGATAAGGTCTTAGAATTTTGGCACTTTATTGACTCCCTTACTCAGGGGCAATGGAAAGAATTGCAGAAGGAACTGACTATCAATAATGTAACAAAAGAATACGAATCGAAGAAGAGAGACTTAAAGCTTCTAACTGAAACACTAGATGTTATTATTCCGGACTTGTACTATACGATGGATTCTTCAAAGCCCTTAGACCCTGCCCTCATAGAGAGACAAACTGAAGAGGGGGTAGCTGAGATAGTCCCTGAGTTTAAAGTTTCCTACTCTAGCAACCAACATGCACCCCGTATCCTGCCTAAATCAACCAGAAATGTAATAGTGGTAGGTGACTATTCCCGTGCGTATTTCGGTTGGATTGCCGCTTCTGATTATGCTCGTTCCGACATTTTCCCAGTCGGACTCAGCTCAAGGGCACTGCAAGTCTTACTCGCTTGTGCAACGAACGAGATCCAAACCTTAAAGAAAGGTCAAAGTTATGAAGACCTTTACTTTTGTAAAATCATCGGTTACAATCCCACCAAAGGTAACACTCTTAGAAAAGTCAAGCGAAAAGCCCAAGAATACAAACAGTCTTTGTTGTACAATCTAACCAGGTTATACCGCATTACGGATAATCTCATTTTCAGCAATTTGTCCAAAGACACCAATGTTAAGCAAGCTCCAACGAAAGAGATGGTTGAGGGTGTCTTGGACTTGACTGTAGATGACATAGTTAACGAACTGGCTTGGAAAAAGATTCGGGAAACATACGAAGTTGGTAAAGGGAGATTTTTCGGAACTTTACGGATTCGAGTGCCTAAACTGGGACCTGACACAGAAGCAGATAAAAAGTTCTACGAACTGGTGAATGCCCTAAAGCAGGATTATTATGTACAGCCTTTGTCATTTTGCGATGTGGACGATTCATCCTCAAAAGAAGGGGCTGAATGGGCCGTTACTTCCAAGAAAGAGAAGTCTAAGCCAAGATTCAACGCACCAACTGGTTACAAATCCTAAGACAATGTCACTAATCTCCAAGCAAGATAAAGAACTAGCCATCGAAGCTCTTGACTTTTACGCATCAGAGTTAATTTTAGAGAGAGAATTTCTCACCTCAGAGGCAGATTCTGACCTTGGGTACGTCTCTGCAGGTTATGATTCTGATAAAAACGACATTTTTCTAGATAGGAGGGTTATATCAATATTTGAGGTTGGCATTCATCACGAAAGCTCAGATGCTCGTACAGTCTTGTCTAACAAGATTCGAAGCGTTCAAACCTTGAGAAACTGGATCGCATTGGACCTTGCCAAGTCTAATTTGAAAGGTTAATGCACTAAGGGTAAAATCGAGGGTAGGTCTACCCCTCCCTTCAGCCGTGAAACTCGAAGCTGTTATTGTTTGCGTCAACTACTCTGACTTTTTGGCTCATACCCTACCAAGCACTCGAAATCAGTTTAATAAGTTTGTAGTCGTTACCGATACTAAGGATAACGATACTAAGAAGCTATGCGAATACTACAACGTAGAATGTGTTCAGACAGACGTATTCTATGAAGGTAGAGACGCATTCAATAAAGGCAAAGGAATCAATGCCGGTTTAGAACGATTGGACCTTGACGGCTGGGTCATTCACTTAGATTCAGATATTTACTTACCGCCTCAAACACGGTCAATTCTGGAGAATTTGCCCCTAGAGAATGGGAAAATCTACGGGGCTGACCGTCTAATGTGCCCTGGCTACGAAGAGTGGTTGAGATTTCTAGATAAACCCTCCCCTATCCAAGACTCTTGGATTTTTATCCACCCGACTAGGTTCCCAGTCGGAGTCCGAATAGCAGAATACAAATCTTGGCACGGAGGTTATGAGCCCATTGGTTACTTCCAGTTATGGAATCCAAACGGATCAGAAATTTACAGTTACCCAGATAAGCATGGATTTGCCGACCGCACAGATGTTCTGCACTGCAAAAAGTGGCCCCGAGAAAAAAGGGAATTGCTTCCTGAAATTCTCGTTATTCACTTAGAAAGCGAAGCCGGAATCGGCCTAAACTGGAAGGGCAGAAAGACCCCTATGTTCGGTCCCAAGGTTTCCTTACCTGTCTTATCTTGGTTGGACAAATTATTCTTATTCCTGGATAAATTAAGTAAGTGTGGTTACAAGGCTAACCTTAAAGCTTCAGGGAAATCAAAGAAAGGGAAACCAAGTGAGTTGAAACGGGGGGGTCCATTAGATAAATCATTGGAAGAGTGGCTGAGCGGCCGATAGCAGCAGTTTCGAAAACTGCCGAGGGTGAAACCTCCGGGGGTTCGAATCCCTCTTCTTCCTTTACGGTTTCCCCGAGGAATAATAATAAGTTCAGCGGTGCTGAAGAAACCGTCTTATACAAAATTTAACATGACAATTGAAAACAAAACAGAATTTGTGAACGAAGTAATTTCACGAGTGCTTAGCAATGCCCCTGTGAGCGAAGTTATGAGAGTTTATTCTCTATCAGTACAGGCAGCAATCGAAGAACTAGACGACGAAGGATTCCTTCAAGCAGTTCTTAACGCTGGGTTTACAGACCTGATTGAAAAGTATGTCGAACCCGAAGACTTCTTCGAAGAAGAAGATCTCGAGCTTGCAGAGGTAGTCTAAAGAGACGGTTAACCGAACGGAAGCCGACGGCTTCCACCCTTGTTTTCGCTGAGCGAAACCGCTATAGTAGGTTCATAAACGAGCCTACTTTTTCGTATGAAGAGAGCCATACTGGTCGAAGGAAGGGTCTCTCTACCAGAGGACACTCTTCACCGATTGTTTAAAATTGCGAACGAAATTGTTGTTCCTTCCAGTTGGACCCTCGGTGAAGTAGGTGCTAGAGCCCAACCCACTTGGCTTCTACCTCAAATGGAAGAAGCTTTGGTGAGGTTAAACTCACAAGGATCTCGTAAGTTTAGATTCCTTGATAAGGATTCCCCTGTCATGAGAGAAATCTCCGCAATTGCTTATGGGAAAGGTTCCGTACCTACACACACTGACCACATCTCTGGGTTGTCCCTGCTGACTTTCCTCGGTGGATCCCTTGAAGACAGCGACGGAGCCCACCTTGTGGCAGAAGGAGAGTTTTATGCTGGAGGGCAAATGGTAACACTCAAGGCCGGAGAGTCGATTGTTTTCGACGACAGTGAACCTCACTCTTGGATGCACAACGGTTACTGGTTTTTCGCTGTTAATGCCCTTGAGAAAGTTTAGCATGGAAAAGCACTACGAAAATTTCAACCATCACGCATAAACCACTGAATGAAAACGAACAGCGTTCTCTGCCAAATTGACCATCGCGGTCGCTTGACCAAGCCCGAAACTCTGAAAGAGTATGGTAAACTCCGAGACCACATGATTCAGAGACCTTGGGAGTTGCTGAGCGACGAGACTTTTATAGACTTAATCACTGAAAAGGGTTGTACCTTCTACGGGTGCTTGTTCAAAGGTCTTGATCTCATGGAGCTACAGTACCAGCGTCTATGCTGGCACACGCAAACCCTCATCGGCGTAGATTTCGACGAATGCGAAGTTGATCCGGAGGAAATGGTAGACCTTCACTCTCACTTGGGCTATCAACCTTGGCTCGCCTATCGGACGTTTTCTGATGGGGAATTTCAGGGGAGAAATTCTTACCGCCTACTGTGGAAAGCTCGCGTTAACTTGAATGTTTCCTACGAACGGACTCACGCTTTTATTAAAGCTTTTGCTGCACTTGCCGGAGAAGGATTGGCTGACAAGCACAGTATGGACCCGAATCGAATGTGGCAGGGTAGTCGAAAAGGCTTCACCCATTACGACCCGGAATCCCCTTCACTAGACCTGCAATGCTCAGTACTTTGACCTAAATCTCCGTAGTTCCCCAAGGTTTTCACGTCACAAGTGAGATGGCCGAGGACATTGTCAAGGAAGCAGGAAGTCCCCCGGAAGAGTGGTTATTCGGGGCTGTCGATGTGGCGAAACTTCCGGAGTCTTGCCTGCATTTGGGGCAACAAGCGATTGCTTCTTTGAACGAAGTGACGAAAGATTTCACATGGAGTCTCGGCGGTCAATCACATGCAAAACCAGCAATGGCGTTTGGTCGTGGAAGCATCCCTTTTCATATTGATGAAATTACAGGGTTGACTTTGCTGATTCTCCTATATTGCCGCCCTTGGCAGTTAGTCCATGATCTAGCAACCTCCGGTCAATTTTTATCTGAAGACGGGTACACCTCATTGACCTTGGGAAAAGCCCTAGTCTTTAATGATTGCCAGTTTCACGCCTGGTTGACAAACTCGGCCTGGGCCTTCGCGACGTTCCCAATCGTAAAGGAGCGCAGGCACGCTCCCTGAGGCTCTGTAAGAGCCTTCGCTCCGCTCCGGGCCCAACCCCTTGACCCCGCTCCGACGCTCCCCTCTCGGCCTTCTGGGCCCCTCTTACGGAGTTCACTTTACAACCTTAAACCATTGAGAAGCAAAGTTGCTTTAACCTTCGGTCGATTTAACATAGGCCACTCCGGTCATATTGAGCTGATTGAAAAGTTGCTCACCCACGGCGACATTGCCAAAGTATACGTATCGTCGGGCGGGAAGAACAACGACTGGAACCTTCGCGTTCTCCTACTCCGTACGTTATGTCGCCAAGCTAAAGTCGACCTAAACAGGGTATCATTTCTCAAGGCTATCAATCCCTTTAGAGCTCTTTCTGAGACCTTGGGGGGAGGAACACCCAGAGGACATTTCTCTGGTCTTAGGCTCGGATCAAACTCACATGGGCAGAGAACTTTCTCAAAAGTTCGACGTTTTCTTCTTTGAGAATAGAAGGAGTAATTCAAGTAGCGAAGTTAGAAAAATCTTGGACAAAGGTGAGACTCCGGACCCCTACAAAGAAAACAGGTATGCCTTCAAACTTTCAAAACTTTTGAGACACGAGGAAGCTTCAAATGAAAAGTTCAGAAAAGCTCAAAGAAAAACTAAGACTGCTGCTTAAGGGCTATCCTGGACTTAAAGTCAGTTCCCGCTGGCCTTGGGGGGAGCAAACCTTTCAGGAAATTGCCTGGGTAGTTCAAGACTATGTAAATAACAGTGGGGACGTAATAAACGAAGACCCTCTTCAGGAATGGGTAGAGGAGTATAACTTTTTCCAATTCGAGGTTAAAAAGTAAGCTCGGGCGGTAAACCGAACCCAAACCGACGGTTGCCACCCTTGGCTTAGCCGAGCGAAACAGGTATAGTTATTCTATGAACGAACTCGAAGCCTACGTGATGGTCGGTGCCCCTGGCTCCGGCAAGTCAACCCAAGTTTCCAAGCTGGTAGCGTCTCACCCAGATGCCGTTGTGATTTCCGGTGATGACATCCGCGCTGAACTCTACGGCGACGCAGACGTCCAAGGCAACTACGTCGAAATTCACGACCGGATGCTGGAAATTCTCGAAGAGAATGTCGGCCGCACCGTGATCATGGATGGCACCCACTACAGGGCAGCTTACCGCAAGGAAGCTATCGATATGCTGAACTCATACGGGTACAACAAAGTTGTTGCGGTAGTAGTCGACAAACCTCTTGCTGTTTGTTTGCGGCAGAACTCTTTGCGGGACCGTAAAGTTCCCGAGCATGTGATTGAGCTCATGCACAACTCTTTGCAAGCTTCCCTCAAGAATATTACCAACGAGCCCTTCCACCGCATTGACTTCGTCTACTAAACTACCATGATCACCTATGATGACAAACTTCAGCCGGGGGACGTAGTCGCCCTCGGAGACATTCACGGAACCTGGAATCTCTTCGAGCAGTTCTTGGAGTGGGTCGAAGGTAATCAAGCGACCGTTGTCTTACTGGGCGACATGATTGACCGTGGAGGCCAAGACTTGGAGGTCTTGAAAGCAACCAAGCAACTGCTGGATGACCCCGAGCATCGCGGACTTCAAGCTTTTTATGCTCTGATGGGCAACCACGAGAGGATGTTTCTTGACGCCATGTTGGTTGACCCGTATGGTCAAGGTTACCATCTGTGGATTCAAAACGGGGGTAATTTCGATCAGGCACCTGAGATGGTGAAAGAGCACGCAGCCTGGGTGAAAGAGTTACCGATCTATATGGTAATCGGGGATACAATGTTTGTTCACGGGGGTATTTACCCTGGTCACGACCCAGCTAAAGCTGTTGCGGAGAAGCGAGGAGATGCCCTTCTGTGGATGCGCCAACCTTTCCTCACGTTTGGCCCTGAGTTTGAGCGTTGGAACCCTAACTTAAAAAGGGTTGTTCACGGTCACACCCCTACAGTTTATGAAGAAGGTGGTCGAGACCGAGTGCCAATTCACAAAGGCGACAGGGTGAACATTGACACCGGTGCTTACGTTCGTGAGGGGTGCCTCACTGCCTACAACGTAACTCGAAACACTTTTCACCAGTTTATAAAACCTAAATGAAAGTATACTAACTTCAGGTGGTAAGAGTCTCACCGCTGCTTCTCAAAAGTCACCCAAGCTTATTATGGACTACTTCGACCTGTACTACTCATACCTTTCCAAGTGTGAAAAGAGTAATTGGATGAATCTTAGGGACCCTAATCATGACGATATGGAGTGGAATCACACTCTGCCCCAGTGCATATTCAAGGGTCATGGACCAGGTCAGTGGCTAACTATGGAGCAACATGCAATTGCTTCGGCGTTGCAGACGTTGGCGTTTGAGCATGACGTGATTTGTGGTTGGCACTGGAAATACTTGCCGGAAGAACTGAGAAAGAAAACAAAAGAGGTGGTTAGCCGCGTAAAAAGCGAACGCATAACAGGAATAAATAATCACCAATACGGGAAACCTCACACACAAGAAACGAAAGAAAAAATAGCAAGAACCCTTTCCAATGGGGCGGCAGACGGTTTCAATCGAAAAGGTAAGCTTCACCCCATGTACGGAAAAAGCCATAATCCCGAGTCGAAAAGAAAAATCTCTGAATCCATGAGAGGAGATAAAAACCACAATTACGGTAAACAAATGTCTCAAAAGCAGAAAGACGAAATTTCCCTAACGAAAAAGAAAAGGTTTAAATGTTTAGTTACAGGATTTATTAGCAGTTTTTCGGGTTTATCTAAATACCAGAATAGTAGGAGGATAGACACTTCACTTCGCATTCAAATCAACTAGTATGAAACGTCTTTTATTGATTGACACCTCTGCGTTATTTTTCCGCTCTCGCTCTGCGTTGACGCGAACAATGGGAGAAATGGTCACAACATACGGGTCCCCGGTCACCGGAACGTTCGGTTTCCTAAACTCTTTATTTGCCATACTTGCAAAGTACGATTACTCTTCGGTTGTACCTTGCGCTGAAGGAGGGAATAACTGGAGAAAACGTGAATCTAACACCTACAAGGTTAATCGGGATACTGCAGGTGCTGTACATTATACTGATCAAAGTTTGTTACTTGAAGAAGTTCTGCCCACCCTTGGTATGAATGTGTCGAAAGTTGAGGGGTTTGAAGCGGATGATGTGATTGCTCACATTTCAAGAAACTCGTCAGCATACGATGAAGTTCATGTGTGCAGTTGCGATCGTGACCTGCTACAACTTGTTACCAACAGAGTGAAAGTTTTGTTGTTCAGCTCCTCTAAAAAAATGGAGTTAGTGGACATTGATTGGGTGTTGAATAATGAGGGTGTGTACCCCTCAGAAATTAAGTTCAAAAAATCTCTGTGTGGTGATAAATCAGACAACGTTTCAGGTATCCCTAAAATCGGGAACAAGACCGCTGTGAAAATTATCGAGGAGTGCCGCTCTGAAGGGCCCAGAGAAGGCTTCTCGATCGCAGATCGGATCACTTTCCATCCGAAAGTTGTATCAAACGCCTCAACTTTCCTCGGAAATTTGCGTCTCGTTACCTTAGAAAACGATGTTCCAGATCTCTCGTGGTACGCTTCGTCCCCTCCTATTGAATCACACGTTAAAGCGTTATTTGAAGGGCTTGAGTTCAAGTCATATTTGAAACCTACCCGGTTGGGTAAAATCTTGAAAGCCCTCAAGGTTTTGACGAATGAGACTAGTAGCAGTTCAGCTCCTAACCCATGACAAACAAGTCACCTGGTATCATATCCCGTGGGGGGAAAAGTACCTTGACGATCTGCGTAAGAAAGGTCACATCCTTCAGACTCAGGTTTACTATGAGTGAGTTGCGAGTACTCGGCAACTTCGCTCTAATTGTTGGTCAATTTATTCTACTTTTCAAGAGTAGGCAGATCGGACTCCTGACACTTCTCCTTGGTAGTAGCCTCAGCCTCCCTTACTTTCTGAATCAGAAGCAATGGGATGTTGTTGCGGTTATCGTGATGGGAATCACCCTTAACCTCACCGGTCTTTTCATAAACCCTTTTCACTCTTGAGTGTAGAGTCGGACAACCGAACCACTGAGGCCGGTTTCCACCCTTGCCCCTACAGGGAAGACACGCTAAGATTATAGTATGGAAAACGACTCGATTCGCTGTAAACTCGGACCTCGTGAGAAAGGTCGGAAACACAAGGGCAAAGTTAAGCCCCAAGCTCTACGGCAAGCCAAGGCTCGCCGGACTGCTCTCGTTCAAAAGCTCGCTTCAAAATGACAACCCTTCCTGTAATTCACTTGAACGGCACCGGAGCCGCTCCACTCACTGCCGAGTACGAGGATGCCTACAGAGCCCTCCAGACGGCTCAGAGCAAGCTAGCCGAAGCTACCTGTCATCCTCGAGACTTCTATCCCCTCGGAGATCAAGTCTGGCTTCAAGCTCGCGAAGAGCGCGAAATTGCACTCATGAAACTCCGTGATGTAAAAGAGTACTTAGGTGACTGGGCGAACCATTGCTCCGAACACATTCGAAAATGAGTTTTAACATGACCGCAGATAGCAACCTGAGCAAAATCAAACCGAAGCTGAGGACAGAGGGTCGAGTATCTGGTAACTTCGGCAGAAATAAAGTTGAAGGGAAAAGGCAAACTCTGGACCTGAGCTCCAACACCCTGAACAAAGACAGTCTAAGAATTCCTGATCCCCGAGAAGTTTACGAAAGGCTAGAACAAGCCTATACTATTACAACAGACCCCGAGCTGAAGGCTTTTTTAGCTGAGATGTTGAAAAAGCGTAAAGCAACAACCCAGACGAGAGCAGTAGAAAAAACTACTCGCTCCCGGTCCGAATACTGGGAGGAAGTTAACCGTGTACGGTGATCCAGTGACTTACAAATCGCCCCTTAGAATATACGAAAACTTTCCCAGCCTTGTAGTTTACAAGTGCTCTAAAACAGAGGCTGTAGTTGGTAAAATTTATAAGACGTTTGAAGGGAAGTGGTTTTTGGCGACACGCTACATCGGTCACTGGCAACCCATTGAAGTTTTCACCAAGTACCAAGGTTTCCTTTTTCTAAACGAACTTCACAAACAACGCACTCAAATCTGAGTCAAACGTTCAGGCTGCTTCGGCAGCCCGGAAGTAGGTGACAAAGGAACGCATTCGTTCAGTCTTTTTACAGACCGGGATTGTCTCCAAAGGAACGCGCAAAGCAACCCTAGGAGAACACAATGACTAACACTTCAGACAATTCAACCAAAAGTCTCAACCCTTTGTATCTTATCAAGAAAAGCCTCATCAAAGAAGGCAAACTAAAAGAAGCACAGCTTGAGATGGCCAAGAAACCTTAAACCCTCAAAAAATGAGCTATACCCCTATTTTAGTGTTGCTTCCCGAACCGGAAGCCGAAGAAATTCACCGAGCTGTAAGTCTTTCTAACCAGGAATGGCTTGTTCTTTCTCACTGCGCCGAATCTTTTTCGGCCACTTACCGGGAAAGTCACAGTCAAGTGATTGCAACCTATGTAACCCGTGGACAGCTTGATTTAGCTGTAGAAGAAGCGGCAAAAATGAACGTTTTGCTACTGCAACTCGATAAAATTCAAGCCAAACTTATATCTTGACGAATCGAATGCTCAGCAACGTCCCTCCTGTCGTGTTTGACATTGACATGACATTGACCAGCGAATGGTACTACAATGAAGATGTTACTAGGCTTAGAGTCAACAAACCGCTCGTGCAACTTGCGAGAGCACTTGTTGACTCGGGAGTCCCAGTTGTGATTTCAACCGCTCGACCTGAACGTTTAAGAATTGACTCACAAGTTTGGCTTCGAGGTATTGGTCTTCGCTACGAAGCCTTATATATGAGGGAAGACGGCGACGATCGGCCAGACCACTACGTAAAAACTAAACAAGCACTTTCGATTATTGAAGACTTCGGTCGCCCTATATTGTGGTATGACGACAACGTAGACAACTGCAAAGTTGTTAAAAACTTAGGTATACCTTGCATACAAGTCACCCAATGAAAAAGAATCGAAAAGAAATAAGTTTAGACCGTCAGGTTAAAATTGACCCGAAAGAGTCTCAAAACCGCAGGGATTTGATGGCGACAATGGCAGAGATGAGCCAGCACTTGCCTAACGTTTCAATGGAGAAACAAGAGCTGGTAGCCCAGTTTATGGTGGAACAACTCCGTGGGGCGGCCAACCGAACCGAACCGTTCGGTTCAAACCCTAAACCCTAAAGAGAGATTCAAGCTAAACTAAAATTACCTAAACAACCCCCCAATGGAAACCAAGTCCGAAATCTCCATCCCGCTCAGCAGCGAATCTTGGCAACTTTTGCACGACCTTTTGAAGGTGCGGCAATATTCTCTCGAGCGCGACATTGCTCGGGCAGACGAGACTGACTCTATGGACTACGCACAAATTCTCCTAGACGAAGCTGTCGAATGCAAGAAGATTTCCGACCGGATTTCTTTTAACCTCACTCTCACTAGCCTGTCGGAAGTCCTTGCAAAGTAAGGCAAAGTTCACTGTTAACCCGCGACGCTTTCATGCTATCTACGAATACCCGGCTAAGGCTGGTGATTATTGCAGACAAGATCTCAAAAAGTGAGGAAGTTTCCTTCGAGGAAGCAGCCTTCATTCAAAAGTGGGCAAGCCACAATCGTCATGCCTATGGGATTCTTCAGAAGGCTAGGCGGAGGGCAATCTCGGGGGAGCCTGAGCCGGGGTCGCTTGACGATCTTATCGACGGTATGAACCTCGGCTTTGCAGATCCTTCCTCTCACTTAATCGGTCCTCAATCTCCAAACGACCTGGCAAACTTTTTTCAAAGCACCACCGTGGCTCAAAATGACTGACAACCTCCCAGAAGAAAGCCCTGAGCTCTACGACGATTGCTTCCGCGTAGAACAAAGTGCGCGAAAAACCTGGAACTCTCTGGACAAAGATGGAACCAAACTGGTCACCTCGCTGTCGAAAGAACTCTGCATTGACGCAACCCGTTTCTACCTGAAGGGCAAACAGGAAGCTTCCCTAGAAAATGTTAAAACTTACGAAGGAACTGTCGGAGGGAAACTTTGACTACTGAGAGTAAACTCGAAACCTTGGACCCCTCAACACCCTGGTACGAGTTTCTTTCATACTGTGAAGTTTGTAGGAGTTTAGGGGTGACTCCGTCTGTTGGTCGTTTCACCCGGTATCGAAACTACTTAAAATCTCTTCAATCATGATTTCTAAACACAGAGGACAACTAATAACCTTTGAAGGTATCGACGGCTGCGGAAAGACTACCCAATTGAAGGCTGTTGCCGAATGGTTGCCTACGAGCGGATTACTTCCGGAAGGAGCCGGAGTTGTAACAACTAGAGAGCCAGGGTGCATTCCTGGTATTAGACAACTTCTTAAAGACCCGGACACTGTGATCACATCTAGGGCAGAGCTTCTGCTTTTGATGGCAGACCGGGCTCAGCATGTTGAAACCGTGATTAAGCCTGAACTTGAAAAGGGAAGCTGGGTGTTGTGCGACCGCTTCTACGCAAGTACCCTGGCCTACCAAGGTTGGGGGCGAGCATTAGGGTGGCAAGCAGTCAAGCAAGCTCATGAACTTGCTTCAGGGCTGTTGTACCCAGATCTGGAACTATTCTTCGACGTTCCAGCCGACGAAGCCTTGGCAAGGTTGAAGCGTAGAGAAGGCAGCGAATTTGCCGGCGACCGGTTCGAAGTGCAGGGACGACCTTTCGTTGATCGCTTAGTAGACGGGTTTGATACTTCTACTAAATTACCCTTCCTTAAGGAATACCCTCACACTACGATCGACGGGTGTCGTAAACCTGAAGAGGTTACTGCCGAGTGTATTCAGACAATTTCGAGGTTAGGCCGCCTCTGGGGGTCTCAGCTATGAAGCCTTTCCTACATGGGCGAAAACACGCCAAGAAGTACGGCGGGTCGCCAGACGATTACGCTGACATCGACGACTTCATCGACAGCAGCAAGATTGCGTTTCCGGACATTCGGCACCGTGCGCTGTTGCACTCTTCTTTCGGGTGTTTCGTCGTCGAGCAAATGTTCGGACGCACTCGTGTAAACTCTGCGGGAGTGACTTACTCTCCGCGAGACATTGCCGAAGACCACATCATTCAAGATCTGGGTTTTATCCCCACAGTCGAGAAATACCTGAACAATATGGAAATTCAACCGTGGATGTCAGGTACCAACAAATCACCAAACAAACGAACCAAATTCATTCCAATCGGAGACTAAACCATGTCACAATCCCTTGACTCTCTCATTCAAGATTTCATCTCTTACCAAGAGCAATTCAGGAAAGCAGCTACGGAAAAACTTAAAGAATTCTTCGTAAAATTCTGGGAAGAGAACCCTGCTATCAAAGCTGTAACTTGGGTCCAATACGCTCCTTACTTCAACGACGGAAACGCTTGTGAGTTTAGTGTAAATGACCCTTACTTCACGAATGCCGAAGGAAAAGACCTTGAAGAAATCGACTGTTGGGGTGGATACGAAGGGGGAAAAGAGGACATTTGGTCTGAGTGCTCGTTCTCAGGTCGATATGGCGGGGTTATCCCTGAAGGAGTAGACCCGGTCTCAACGAAATCTCTTTCTTCTCTTTTAACCTCGGAGGTGATGAAACCGATTATGGAGGAAACATTCGGGTCAGACAACACTGTAATTGCAACACGAGAAGGGTTCCAGGTGGAGGATTACTCAGGGAGTCATGACTGAGCTTGTCAAGAGATAGGCTCTAAGAAAAAAAGGGGGGCGGTTAACCGAACCGAAACGTTCGGTCTCCGCCCTTGTTTTCGCGGAGCGAAAACGCTATAGTAAGAGCATGGAACTCAAGTCTACCCTCTCCTCCTCGTTCTTTCGCCGGTTCTGCCCCGACCCTACGGTGATGTACGACCTCGGCGACCTCCACGCTGAGTTAAACGCTCGCTTCTTCAACGGTGAACTGCCTGTCCTTCCGTCCGACACTTACACGGACAAGAACGGCGAGACCCGCACCCGCTATGGCACCTTGAAGTGGGATGGCCGCATGGGACAGCGCACTCTGGGCACCTACAAGGCGTCGAGCCGCCGTGGGAACGGAACCATTCGCCTCTCTCGTCGTATTGCTTCCGACCCTGTGAAGACCCGCAGTGTTCTCCTGCACGAGATGCTTCACAAATACCTCGACCTTAAGAGTATGGACGACGGTATTCTCGGCCACGGTGAGAACTTCGTGTCTGAAGCAAAGCGCATCAATGAAGCTTGCGAAAAGAGCGGCGTTGAGTATCGTATCCACTTCTATGACGAAGCGGTCACCCGGGACGAACCCTTTGTGATTTCTGATCTTACTAAGAAAGAGATTTACTGCGGTAAAGATCTAGATATAGCCAGAAACATGCAGGCGGTTGTGAGAGCCGCGTTTGACCAAAAGTTCGAATACTTCCAGTGAGACCTTCGGGTCTCTTTTTATTTCACTTGAGCACTTACAATGAAACCTACAAAAGACCAGTTAAGCGAATGGACAGAGCACTACTTTTCGCCTGGAGCTGACCTTCTAACTATTCGAGAAACCATTATGCCCAACTTAGTTCAAGACGTGGTAGAGTGGGTCACCGAAGAGATTGCACAGGAGTTTGACAGGAAAGAACGAGGAGGAGCGAAAGGTTACGGACTGAGTGTTCCAGCTAAGATAGTACGAGAGTTAGGAACCTCTGCTGGACCTACCTTAAAGGAAATGTGTCTCCGTGCTCTTGAGGACATGGTCCCTCCCGAACAAAGAGAAGCAAGTTCTTACAAACTACTTAAAACTGTTCTGTCAAACATCCCTGAATCACCAACCAATACTAGATGAAGGGTGGGTGAGACACTGCCATACCAACCTACATAAGAAATTACTATGGTAATAGAAAATGCAAGGCAGACCGCTGCGGCAGTCTGTGATAAAAATATCGAATGCGACAATAGCTGCTCGGTTAGTGAAACCGTTCTCTGTGACTTGCGTTCTCGCCCCGCCCCACGCAGGATCAACCTCGACGCACTTTACAAATGCGACCCGAAAGATTACATCGGCTATTTTGCTGACGAAACTTCATACGACAATCTCATTCAAGAAGACTGCGACGTTTACGTTGCCGGAGTCAAAGTTGTCGCCTTCCGTAAGTCCCTGTTCCCGAAGCTGAAGGAAGGTTCCAAGGGCGATCCGAAGACTTGGGAATACTTTCGCTGGGCAGCTCGCGATCTTTACTCGGACCAGCGCGGTCTTGTTGCCGGTCGAGAACTTACCACGGATCTTGAAATCAGGGTCACGAACGGAATCGTGAACTTTCTTAAGAAGGCCATGGCTGGTCAAGTTACCGAAGTTGAAGAGGCTCTGAAAATTGTTAGCCTCTCCCCAGACCATGGTAAGCTCACGGTTAGAATCACAGAAGTCAAGAAAGACTACCCGGAAATTGCCAAAGCTCTTGAACCTATCGAGGCAGAACTTCGCAAGAAAGCAACAACCGAAGAAAGAAAAGTAGAGCTGAAGAAGGCGAAGGGAGAAGAACTTGCAAAGTGGTTCCCAACCTGGCTGTCGCAAACCTGGGCTGGTGCGAAGGATAAAGAGGCTGAAGCCAAGAGAGCTGATGACAGGTACATTAGCAAGCAGCTACGCTCAAACAAATGCTATTCTAACGTTCTTGGGGCTTTCGATAGAGGGGCAAGAAACCCTTACGGTCGCTTGACCGCTACCACCCTTAAAAACTACGATGGTTTCGTGGGCCATACAGACATTTATCAGACTGCGTGTGCAGCACTGAAGGAAACCCTGAACACCGAGGAAAACCCTCGCTGGGATCGCCTTCACAACCGATTCGGCAACGTGAAAGACCCGCACTACAACCTTTTCGGTACGGTGTTTACCGCCCTGACACTAAACTGGAACTTCCGCTGTGCAATGCACTATGACGGGAACAATTGCGAAGGGGGTATTGCCGTTCTTACTGCAATGACTCAGGGCGAATACGACGGTCATTACCTGGTGTTCCCAGAAATCCGCTGCGCCTTTGACCTTCGTGACGGGGACTTCATTGCCGGTGACAACCAAGGTTTGATCCATGGTAACACAGCGATGATTCCGAAAACCTCTGACGCTGAACGGGTCTCTTTCGTTTTCTATTCTCGTGAGCGTATGACCCTGCTTGATGATATGAAGTGCGAAGATTGCCGCCGCGATTTCATGAAGTACGCCGCTGAAAACTATACTCAGTACGGCAAGGGACACAAAACCTGGAACGGCGTGTGGCAAGGAATGTGGAAGTCTTCAGAATGGATGAAATTCAAAGTATTTAATGGAGCGGAGCGTTGCTCAAACACCAACTACTGGGGAACTGAAAATTAACCTTTAAGATACCGGGAGGGGCGGAGTAAACGATGGTATACTCCGCTTTTATACAGCTACACTAGAACTGAAGTTTAATACGAGGAACATGTCAAGCTTTGATGACCTATTTGAAGCAACAGAATCTATATTGTCCGACTTGTCTAGAAATATGAACGACATACGGGATGAAACTGAAGGACTTGCAAGAGAATATGAGGAACTGCTCACCTTATTGGGAGTTTCTGATCACAAGTCAGCGGTAGAAGCAATTCATAAGTTGAAATCTGACCCTTGCACTGCCTCGGCTACTGAAAAAATCAAGGTGATTTTTGCAGAGTCTATCTCAAAAGCCCTGGAAGCTGAGTTTTCTAAAGCCAAAACGTTCCGTGACATTGCAGGCTTAGCTTGAACTTTTCAAATCCTCTACCACACAACAAATATGACAACTGACAACCTAGAACAAGCCCCACAGCAAACACAATTTACTGAAGTCACGATTAATTTGCCGACAGACTTTGCTGAGGCTTTGAACTCGCTGGCAGAACGAGAAGGGCTGACTGCAGATGCTTTGGTAATGCGATCGCTTGGCCTTTACTCCATGGCATCACAAGCCGAGAGTGGTGGCCACGGTCTAACGTTCACTCGTATCGAAGGTACCAACGATTTAACAGTTAAGGAGATGATTCGTATCGAAGATGAGCCCGAATCTAACTTGTTTATTCCAGGTAAGAGGAAATGACTCGAGAAGCAATAGCGAAAGAATTGCGGGCTACTGATGAATTTCTTGGTGCTCTAGATGGCTTGGCATCGAAAGAAAACCTTTCTAGAGCTGATATTATTCGAAGGGGAGTTGGCCTTTATGCGCGCATGATCGTAGAGAAGGAGCAAGGGCGTTTTTTTGCTGTTGTTGCAGTAGAAAACGGGGGGTTAACCGTAAAAGAAGTCGTCCAGCCATAGAATTTTGATTAGGCCGTAGTCATTGCAGTCGCGTCCGTCCGTGCCAGCGCTCACGAGTCTTTCGTGGAATTTCGGCTAGGATCTCGTTTAACTAAGGGGCAAGTTGCCTTCTTCGCCGGTGCTTCTGTGGGTTTGATTACCACGCTTGCCCAAGCGCGAGAGGCCCTAGAAAGCTCGGATGAACTTACTAGCAAGACGCTCAAGATCAAGTACATAAAGAAAGACTATCCAGAACTCGCGGAAAGAATGAAACCCTTGGAGGCAGAAATTCGAACCCTAGGCGCTGACGACCCCAGACTAGAAAGTCTGAGAAACCAGAGAAGAGATCAACTTTGGAGCTGGTTTGAGCCTTGGTTGTTGGAAACCTGGTTGCCCTCAGAAAACAAAGTAGAAGAAGTTAAAAAGGTTCTAAGCACGTACATAAGTTCCCAGTTGAACTTTAACCACTGCTACAGTAACGTCCTTGGGGCGATTGACCGTGGGGCGAGATTTCCCTACGGTCGTTTGAGCGGAACCACTCAAAGGTACTACGAACAGTTCTCAAAGTACAGGGACATTTATTACGAAGCTTGCGAAGGTTTCCGGCATACTTTCCCGGAAACATGGAGCAAAGTTAAGGAAGTAATTTCGAGGGTTAAAGATCCCAACTACAACTTGTTCGGCACTGCCTTTACGAGTGTGACTCTAAACTTCAATTTCAAGACTGCCTACCACGTTGACAAGAACAATTTGAAAGGAGGTCTGGCCGTCTTAACTGCTTTCACAAAGGGTGTTTATGAAGGCCACTACTTGGTGTTTCCCGAAGTGAGATTGGCCTTCAACTTAAGAGATGGGGACTTTATCGTAGGGGACACTCAAACCTTGCTTCATGGTAACAGCCCCATGACAAAACTTACTGAAGATGCTGAGCGGGTTTCTCTGGTTTTCTACTCACGAGAGAACATGACCCGATTGGACGATCTTGAGTGCGAAGAATGCCGAAAACAGTTCATGAAGTTTTCACTTCAGACTCTGAAAGAACGAGGCAAAGATCACAAAGATTGGAGGGGCGTGTGGCAAGGAATGTGGACTTCTCAAGAATGGCTAGACTTTCGAAAAGAAAGAAACTTGGAATACTGTTCAAACTCCAATTGGCAGCTTTCCTCGCCGTACGAGAACGAAGTTACGAAAGAGGTGAAGCTGTTCAAGGATGATCCCGGCGAAGGATGGAAACTCGTACAAGTGTTTACACAAGGTCGGTGAACCGCCCGGAAGCCTTCGGCTTCTCCCCTTGTTTCTGCTTCGCATAAGCGCTAAACTTGATTTATGACCGAACCGACTGACAAAGCAATGACCCCTGACGAGCGTTATCTGAGCATTGCTCAAGAAGTTTACCTGCATGCTGTTAAGACTTACAGTTCTTCTTATAATCTCCTGGATATTAATTCCACTCTATTACGAACAGAATTTGATGGCATAGCGGCTATGGCAGACGAGGCAGCTGCTGCATTTAACGATCGCTTCTTGACCGGACACGAATAAATGGAAATCTACTTTAGCACAGACGTTGAAACTGACGGGCCGATTCCTGGTCCCAACAGCATGCTCTCCCTGGGGTCAGCTGCGTTCTCCTCTTCAGGAAAGCTGCTAGCAACCTTCTCGGTGAACCTGGAGACCCTCCCCGGAGCCGAGGCGGACCCCTCTACCCAAGCGTGGTGGGAGGCCCACCCAGAGGCTTACAGAGCCTCCAGAGAAGGGACCCTACCCCCGGATCAAGCCATGCTTGCCTTTTCACAGTGGGTCACTGCTACGGTTAGTTCGTACACTCAAGCGACTGGTCGAAGAGTTTCTCCAGTATTCGTCGGGTTCCCTGCAGGTTTTGACTTCTTGTTCGTGTACTGGTACCTCATCAAATTCACAGGGCAGTCGCCATTCAGCTTCTCTGCTCTTGACGGTAAGACCTATGCCATGGCACTTCTTAAGAAAGGCTACCGGCAATCTACAAAAAGGAATTACCCAAAAGAATGGTTTCCTCTCAAGGACAAACACACCCACATTGCTCTGGAAGATGCAATTGAGCAGGGTCGTATTTTCTGCAACATGCTGGCCGCAAATGGACAATCTTGAAATTTACAACCGTAAGCTCAAGCTCGTGGTAGAACTGAGGGAACAAGGCGAAGAAGAAGCTGAAGATAGCCTGCTGGAGGAGTTGGACGATCTCTGGCATACGTTGTACGAATCCGACCGGGCCCAGGCCCAGGCTTTCACCTATACTCTACTTTACGGAACAAACTTCTTCAACCCTATGGGCACTCTTTCAGAAAAGATGATAGAATACTCTCAGAAAGTTAATGCGTCTTTTAAGGCGCGACTAGAGGGAGATATTCAGACCAGTGAGGCTCTGCTCAAAGAAGTCAAATCACTGTGGGAAGAATTAATCTCAGATGAGTTCCAAGAAGAATGATAGAGATTTTGGCCGCATTCATAGCCGTTGGTTTACTCATGTTTGTATTATCTGTCCTTTAACTCTTGGCCGCAATGAAAGACCCAACCTTCCTTCTTCAATCCGGTGGCCCGCTACCAACCGAAAAAATTGCCTGCAGCTTCTCGTGTTACCCTATAAAGTATTGCTCTTTTACAGACATTGAGAAGTTGGACCCTAAGGAATCCTTGACTCGATTCGTTCCAGTCGGATCCGTAGAGTTCGTTAAAGCCTACAGCCAGCATATTGGAATTAGACTACCTGAGGACTTCTCCTACGGGATTTGCGATGGTCAACTTGACCAGTTCCTAATGAGGCCTATCCGAAAAGGCACTTACGGCGAGGCAACTCTAACTGATTTCGTCAAGCCTATTGCAATTAAGATGTTTACAGGCAATGTTAAGGGTCACATTGAGCTAAGTTCAGCGTGCCCCTCCCCTTCTGAGGATACCCCCGTTTGGATTTCCCCAGCCGTACCATTTGGAGCTGAGTTCCGCTTCTACATTCACGATTTTATCAGGGGTGGTAAAATTCAAGGGTGGTCTCGATACGATGATTCAAACATGGAATGTCCGGAGCCTGACATCGGCCTGGTTGAAGCCGTAATGAAAGAGTTGGAAGAAAACATTGCTCCGGGTGCGTACACGGTGGACATCGGATGGAGACCCGACTTGGAACGCTATTGCTTGGTAGAAATCAATGATGCGTGGGCGCTCGGTTTGTATGAAAACTCAGATTTCCAGTCGAACCCTCCAACCCGACAGCAGTACGCTGACATGTTGGTTTCCCGTTGGAGACAAATTCTTTTCTGTAGCTTGGTATAATGTGCGCCTTATTTGGATGTGACCTGGAAGAAGTCACTCAAGACAACATTCAAACAATACAACGCATCGCCCTTGAATCCCAGGTCAGGGGTAAACATGCAACAGGTATTTCCTACATTGGGAAAAACGGTCTTGAAACAATCACTGCGCCTGTTTGTGCACAGGAATTTCTGAACATCTATGACATAAATGATTGTGTCTCAGATGACTGTTTAACTTTGATTGGCCATTGCCGCTATTCTACCTCTGACATCAGGTACAATCAACCGCTAACGAACGGCTCTCTTGCCATCGCCCACAACGGTGTCATTGAGCAGTCGCCCCCTGAAACTTGGACAAAGTTTGGGTACGAACTTGAAACTACCAACGATTCAGAACTTGTACTTCGCGCTATCGAAAATAAAGAACAACCCTTGAAAAAGTTTCCTGAAGCTTCTATGGCTGTATTAGAGCTGAGAGAGAATGGTTCCATGCGCTATTATCGCAATGGAAAAAGACCTTTGTGGAAAAGTGAAGTCGAAAACGGTTTCTTCCTCACCTCAACGAAAGACATTGCCTTGAGGGCGGGATTGAAGAATCCAGTCCGCTGCCTTCCGGGTTTCCTTTACCAGGGCAAGGCTGCAACTAAAATAATTGAAGTTGAAGAGCTGATCGCATGACTTACGACCCTCGAAAGTTTACATACGGGTACGAAATTGAGTGGGGGGACATACCGAGAGATTTCAACATACCTGAGCACTTGGGAACTTGGGAACATGCGGAAACCGACATCCTTAATTTGCACGGGGACTACGCTCTTAGAGCTGTAGATCCTTTGGGAACTGACCCACCCATGGGCGGTGAAATAAATACCAAGCCGACGCATACCTGGAAAGAGCAAGTTGAGAGAATCTTAGAAATTCGCGATATGTTCATCAACGTCGGACACACTCCGACTGCATCTTTGGTGAACCACGGTCACTTACATGTCTTCGTGCCAGGACTGAAGGAAGACTTGTCAAGCCTACGAAAACTGGTCTCTTACGTTCGAGATAACCAACAACTAACCGTTGAAAAGTGTTACGGCTACTATGATGACCCGGACATGAAGGGGGCAGTCAGAGGAGCCAAGTCTTACCTGAAGCTCGATGGGGGTAGGTTAATGCCCCAGTACATGATCGACAACATATTAAACTTGTCCACGGACTTCAACCACTTGATTAAGTTGCACGCTGCAGGGAAAGACGGCGTGTCAATGGGACGACCGTTCAGATATGCAATAAACATCTACTGCATGAAACACACAGGTACTGTTGAGTTCCGTTGTTTCAGATCCAGCGTAAATCGCCGGGAGATCGAAGACCAGTTCCGCTTCGTAGAGGCATTCATTGATGCCGCCCTTAACGACGGCCCACCTGTTGAGACTATTCTCAAAGAGAACAACTATCAGTTTCCTCCTTATGTCTGGAACAAGGAACACTGGAACGCTTGGGCGCTCACCAAGTGGGACAAGTCCAGGGGCAAAAAAGTCAGAAATTACTACGAGGTTCAATGATTGAGGCTACTTTCGGAGCTGAATATGAACTCGGAGACGTTAACCGCTTGCTGGAACTACCTGCTGGGGCAAATTGGAACTTTAAAGATCACAGCATTGCCAATTCTACGGGTATCGCAAATGATGAAAAAGCCAAGTTGTACACCATTGGTGGTGAGATAAACTCTGACCCAACCAGTACAATCGAAGGGCAGTTGAGAATATGGGAATCTATAAGGGATTCCCAAAGTCAGATTCACATTAATCACAGGACCAATTTACACTTGCACATTCATGTGCCAGGGTTGAGAGAAGACCTTGATCCGTTGAAGCGTCTAATGCAATACGTTCAAGAACAACAAGACAGGGTCTATCACTTGATTGAACCCCTGAATCCACCCGAGAAAGTAAATTACAAAACAGCAGCATCTTTTAAGGGTGCTATGGATCGTTACAAGCGTCGTTTAGTCAGCCACCAAAACAGACTCAGGCCTGCGCAGGTTAAGTCTTGTATGGAAGCAGTGACTGCTGAAGAGTTTATCAACGGTCACGCACCGAAAAACAAGAAGGGTGAACCCTTGTGGGCCTTGGCAATTAGAGGTGGAATTAATATATCACAACTTCGCGAAACCAATACAATCGAATTCCGACATTTCACTCCCACTGTAGACATCGAAGAGCTAGAGTGTTGCTTCTCATGGATCCATGAATTTATGAACGCAGCATTGGTTACAGGTGAATCTGTCGATAGCATCTACTCAAGAAAGCCCTGGAAGTTCCCACCGTTCGCTGCCTACGACCACGACATTGATGTGGTCTTTCGTTGGACAGACTTGGAGAAGAACAAACGTTCCGAAGTGAAACAACGTCTTGATCGTTTGACCGAACACTTTGATATTTATTCCCAACCGGCGAGGGATATGTCAGAATTTGTCAGCTTAGAAAGTGGTGGAAAATTAGCTCTTTAATCTGCTGGGCTACTGCGCGATGCACTTCTTCACCCTTGTGCCTGAACGGATCTTCAACGTTCCAGTTTCGAACCTTCAAGGGATCAACAAAGAAGTTCTTATTTATGCGGTCTACATGCAAATGAGACATGCAAATGACTTGATCAGCCCAGTCCAACAATTCTTGGGAGTAAGGTTGTGCGATGTGTTGCTCACCACTGTAACCCATCTCTGCCAAAACCCGTCTCATTTTAGGAGCCATTCTTGAGTGGTCCACGGCTTGTTTTGAAGTCCCACACGAATCTACTTTGTACAAACCCGTATTATGAAAACTAAGGATAACATGAGCAGCAGCGCTTCTATTTATATTACCGGTGCAACAAAACAAAACATTAGAGACCATGTTGATTACCGATTGTTAGAGAATAGAAGGGAGGGTTTTTTGCAGTGGTGGATTACCTCAACGGCGGCACTCGACACAGACCCTAGTCTATGGATGATGCGGTACTTGAACGACCGTTATGAGCATAGCACCGAAGAGAAACTTTGGTTCGCTTGGCTGTTCCACACATATAATTTACCCACATCATGGACAGTTAAGCAGGAATTTCCTGATGAAGAGTTAGCAAGTGTAGAAAGATTCGACACTTTCGTTGGTGAAAATTACCCCAGAATTCGTCATGAAAAAGACACTAAGTGGTCGCGTGGACACCTGGCAGCAATGTATGCGAGCTACCACGATTGGGTTGGTGAGAGTACTCAGAGAGACAAATTCTGGGAACTGTGCCAAGGCTCCCCCGAAGAAAACTTCTGGCGTCTTTGGAACTTAGTCATAGAGAAATTCTTCAAGTTCGGTCGGTACACCACCTTCTTTTACTTACAAACTCTTAAGCAAACGTGTAATTTGCCGTTAGACTGCCCCTCTCTATTTCTGAGCGATTACTTAGGTAGTAAAAGCCATAGAAACGGTCTTTGCTTCGCGGCTGGAAAAGATGACTGGGTCAATCAAAAGTTGACTCCGGCAGAGTACGCTTGGCTAGAGGGCTTCGGTGCTGACTTGCTTGTAGAAGCACATTCGCGGTGGCCCGACTTCAAAGGAGACATGGACAACTTCGCCCTTGAAACCTGTCTGTGCTCCTACAAAAAAGTTTTCCGGACAGCTAACGGCCGTTATATCAATTATTACAACGATCGAGTCTCTGAGCAAATTGCCAAGGCAGAAGGAGATGGTTGGTCAGGTATCGATTGGAATGTTTTGCATCAGTGCCGCAGCGAGTGCTCTAACGGGCGTCTTCGTAAAGAAGACAAAATTGACAAAACAAAAATGCACCTCTTCGTTGATCAAGGAACTTTTCACTTCCTTTGGCATGGCAGCGAACTAACTCCGCTTACTGGGAACCTGTAGGGCTATACTCATCTTGTAACACACTCACACACATGAAACTAACTCACTACTTTGGAGTGCCCGGTTCCGGGAAGACGACGTTGATGCGACAAAAACTCGAAATTCTCCGTTCCGTTGAAGCAGACGAGTTTGTCAAAGAGGGTTTCATAGCCTACCATAAATTCACCCAACAAAAAACTATCGTCCTAGGGTGCTACGACGAAAGAACTTTTTCTGGCACTGACACGTGGTCGAAATCGGCTGGCCCCAAGTTTCGCCAATGGCTACTCGATAATTCTGAAAGGTATGTGGGTTGGGAGGTCTTTTCGGAAGGAGAGAGGCTGTCGAACAGCCCTACCTTAGATGCAATGTTCGCCACGGGGGACATGACGCTTGTTCTTGTTCAAGTTAGCGACGAAGAACTTGAGAAAAGAAGAGCAGCCAGGAATAACACCCAAAACGAGACTTGGATGAAAGGTATGCAAACTCGGATGAACAACCTTGCCCAAAAGTACACTCATACCGTACTCATCAACGATTGAAATCGACAATGTCAAATTCTCAAGAGATTATCGAAAAGCTGAAAGACCAGATCGCTTTTCTGACTGCCGAACTCAATAGAGTTGAGCAAAAGTCCAATTCTTTGTGGAGTCAACTACAAGACGCTTTCCTTCAGGAAGGAAACGACTCGGAAAATGCGGACTTTTGGGCCGACCGGATTTCACAGATTTTTTCTACCTGGGTTCACAATCAGAGAACCAACCTCACTCAGAGAATAATGTCAACGGGCGTAATGCCTCCCTACACGGACTGCCTTAACGATCTTGTCGTAAGTATCTCTCCTCCAGGGTCAACGCCACCAAGTTTGCCTCCTGAGTTTGCGGAATTGGCCAATACCTCTGTAGTTGGTCCCACCCTTTTAAGCCCCGGACTTGATCAACCCGCCTATCAAGGGCTTTCAGCAGACGCTCAGGTTGGACCCCCGAAGCAACGGAAGATAGGAGTCCCAACTCCCATTCCGGGGGCAGTTCCTCTGCCGTTACCTCCCTTGACTGAGCAGAGTTGAAGGTGATTTCTGTTGGGGCCGGTTAACCGAACGGAAGCCGACGGCTTCCACCCTTGTTTCTGCTCGGCAGAAACGGTATAGTAAGTTCAAGACCAGAGACACTGACATGGAAGCCTACACCAAGTATCCTCGGACTTTTCACTTCCCGTGGTCCGAAGCTGTCACGTCTGACGACAAGGTTGTTCCTTCTGTCGCCCATTTAGAGGGCCGCCAAGTGATTGTAACCGAGAAGATGGATGGCGAAAATACGACCATGTATCGGCATCACATTCACGCCCGCAGTCTTGACAGCAAAGGTGGTGAGGACCGTGCCTGGGTCAAGCAGTTCTGGGCGTCGATCCGTGGTGAAATCCCTGAAGGGTGGCGAATCTGCGGTGAGAACCTTTGGGCGAAACATTCTGTTTCCTACACCAACCTTCGGTCATACTTTTACGGGTTTAGCATCTGGGACGCAGATAACCAGGCACTGTCTTGGGAGGATACTGTGGACTACTTTGCAATGTTGGGCATTACTCCCGTTCCCATGCTTTATTCTGGAGTTTGGGATGAGGTTGTTATCCGCAATTTGTCCAAAAGTCTTAACTTAGTTGAGGCCGAAGGCTATGTCGTTCGCCTTGCCGATTCCTTTCACTACGACAACTTTAGCACTTCCGTGGCAAAGTTTGTTCGCAAGGGTCATGTTCAGACTGACAAGCACTGGCGATCACAGCAGTTTGTCCCCAATGGCCTGGCTACCTGACTACCTCCCAACTTCAATCTAACCGAATGGCAACCACATACAAACCCCCCGCATCATTCACCCCTGCAATTCAATCCCAAAAATTCAGCGTTTTTCTAGCAGGCTCTATAGAAATGGGCACCGCACCTGACTGGCAAGCCGAGGTAGAAAATCAGTTGGCAGATCTCGATATGGTCATCTACAATCCGCGCCATGAAGACTGGGACCCAACTTGGGTTCAAAGCGCAGATAATCCCCAATTCCGTGAACAAGTGGAGTGGGAACTTAGTGCTTTAGATATCGCTGACTTGATCTTGATTTACCTGGCCCCAGGTACAGTGTCCCCAATATCTTTACTTGAGTTGGGTATTCACGCCGCTAAAAGATACTATACTCGTGAAAAGCAGCCGAGTTTCCGACATGAAAATACCATATTGTGCTGCCCCGAAGGGTTCCAGAGAAAGGGCAACGTAGACATTATCTGCGAGCGTTACGGTGTTGAACAAGTCAAAGACTTAGCTAGCCTATCAGACAGTGCTCGACATTGGTATAAGAACTGGGAATACAACACGAAGTTACACTCTAACTAAATGACCACCACATTAAACCACCCACCTCACCTCCCTGACTTCGATGACATGGACCCTGATGGTGCAATTGAAATTTTGTTGGGGGAAGACGAGGATGGCTATCAACATCTAGACTATCAGCATGTTTGTCACTACAGGGACGATTGCTCTAACCTAGGTAGGTACAGACCGTGGCGTCGTACTACGGACTGGATCCCTCGCCAAGATTACTCCGAGGCTGACTTTGCATGGGCATTGGGAAAAATCTTGCGTAACCTGAATTCCTCTCGGGACTTGAAAAGTTTGAGACTGGGCCTGACGGATAAAGAATGCCGTCGCATCTATTCAATGAGAGATCAGGCCATGGGCAAAAGTAAGCAGGGCGGTTAACCGAACGGAAGCCGACGGCTTCCACCCTTGTTTCTGCGCTGCAGAAACTCTATACTAACAATGTAATCCCCTTCCGATCCATGACCGCCAACGGCCAACTCCTTGACAAAATGCTTGTCCTTGCCACTAATGCCCACGCTGGACAATACGACAAGGGCGGCAAACCCTACATCCTTCACCCCCTCAAAGTGCTTCACTACCTGAAGACCGAAGACGAGGAACTTCAGTGCATTGCGCTGGGTCACGATATCATTGAAGATACCAAAGTTACTTACGCGGATCTTCGAGAGCAAGGGTTCACTCACCGGGTAATCGAAGGGATCCGCGCCCTCACCAAACAGCCTGGCGAAACCTACGACGAGTACAAGCACCGTGTGTTTGCCAATGAAGATGCAATGCGTGTCAAGCTGTGCGACTTGAGGCATAACACTGATGTGCGCCGCCTGAAAGGTGTGACCGATAAGGACATTGCCCGAATGGCAAAGTATCACCTGTTTTATATGGAAATTCAAGCACGGTTGCAAAGTGCCAATGGTGACGATCAGTGAGGCAAAACCCGAATGTTATAGCCCCGGCAGGACAAAGTCCTGTGTCGAAATTGCAGAGAACGATTGCTTTACGTGCCCTGAAAGAGTAACTTGCCTCGAATTTGTTGCTGAAGTTAAGGAAATGGATGCTACCGGAGTGTCAACCAGTCACCGTCCCCCACCATTGCCCACCCCTGAGCAAATCATTTCGCTGGCTGCTTCAACGGATCTAGCCCACGAGGATATTTACGGAAACGTTTATTCCCCTTACGTTGAAGACACCGACATTCGAGACATCATAGTAGACTTTGCCACCAAACTTCTATACACTTACGGCAACCTACCATGACAATTGAAAAAGAAGCGCAACTAACATTACCAACCGTAGAGGAAATTATGACTTTAGCTTGTCAAACCGAGTTGGTATATGGCCCGCAACCTTGCGGTGGCACTTACTTTACAAACATTTACCCAGGGATTGATATTACACCTGCGCTAGTTAACTTTGCCACGGAACTCTTGAACAAGTACGGTAACACAAAATGACAAAAGCAGAGCTGATTGAAGCCTTGAACGAATTCCCCGACGAGACTATGGTAGTTGTAAGAGGCTGTAGAGGAGGTTGCACTACTAATTTGGATGTTGAAATGGTGAAGTTAGAAATCAATGTCAATATTTATGATTGTGATTTAGAGCCACATGAAGTAGACGAAGATGGTGATACCGATGCAATTTACATTTATTGATCATGATTCCAACAAGATTTAACGTAATTTTGCCACTCGACATGGCCCAAGACATGCAAGATCTAGTGGACGAAACAGGCCATTCCCGTGGTGAAATCTTCCGCCGCGCAATGACACTCTACAAAAAGGCAATAGAGACTCGTTCAGCAGGAGGCAATGTGATTCTTCGCGATGAAGATGGCACCTTGCGTGATGTCGTGGGGCTAGGGATATGACTGCGATATACCGTTGGCTCGATGCCGCAGGGATGGCGTTTGAGATAGAACTAGACCCGACGCAGGAGGCATGGCTTTTTCGTAATAAGAAAGCTCTTGCCTCTGTTAGGCGTGGCCTAGACCAAGCGAGAAAGGGAGAGTTTGTCGATCCGCCAGACCTTGATGAAGACGAAAAGCTTACCGCAATGGTCCCAGATGATGAACAGGAATTCTCTGACGAGGAAATTCGCTTAGCTATTGCTGTAGCTGATCGAGTAGAGCAAGGCAAGGAACGTGTTTTCACTCTTGAAGAGTCCGCCGAAGACATTTTCGTTGCAACCGTAAACGAGCTTGCGGTAAAGACGCAGCAAAGCAAGGCTGAGGTACTTGCAAGTGCCCTAAATTTGTACTATAGATTTGTTCACGACGAAGCACTTCGGTTCATGGTACATGGCGAGATTAGCGCCAACCCTACTAACCCCGACCACCCATAGCTATGAAAGAACCCATAGAAATCCTACTTCGAGTCTTGCTGGCAGGGCACACCGTGACAGATGTCAATGGGGAGGAATACGGTATGGATGATGAAGGGCACCTTTGTATTAAAGCGAGTTTCTACCCCGGATATCTACCAAATGAACATCCAGAGCCAACTTGGCTACAAGTGCCATGCGATGTGTCTGAGTTAAAGACGATCGCTGATCGCATTGGCCGCGATGCCCTTTGGTTGAAGGCTTGTGAAATTGGTTTAAGACAAGCCAATCTGGATTTTCTGACATGACTAAAATCCCGTATTGGCTGAAGGAGTTTCATGAAGAAACTGAGGCAATCCGAAAGCAGACTGCCGACATACAAGCAGAGACGGAAAATCTCCGCCAGCAAAATGCCTCACTACGGGCACTCAGAGAGCTTAACCGGAGCCCGGAAAAGTAAGACAAATTGTCGAAGCATCTATCATCAAACCAACACCTATGGCTGATTCCGGCCCTAAAGATTACTTCCAGTGGCAGCAAGAGCGCCAAGAGCTGAGAGAAGCCGTAGACATGCTCGGAAACTTCATTGCTAAGCACAGCAAGTTGAATTCTTTTGACTCCAGCATGTTGGCTATGCAAATCTTTGTAAATGGCGAAAGCTCCGGCTGCGTCTCTGCTGCCAGAGCTGCCCGCCTTATGGCAGAGGCCGACGATGCCTGATCCCACCATGCACGCATCCGACTGGGCAAACATCGCCCGTTGCGCCGGAGCCCGTTACAAGGCTGCCTATTGGCAAGCGATGGAGACTGGCGAGAAGGCTCCCCACGGTGTCCTATGGGGGCCGCTGTATGATCTTGCCTGGCGCGAACTCAACACCTGCCTGATGGCACGAAATATGGCATTTATCCGACGGCAGCGCTCCAATGCCTGAAGACCCAGCCGCAATCCCTATCCTTCACCCCCGCTGCACAGTCACGATGCCCGACCCACACAAACAAACTGGCCGAACCACAAGGATGCTAACCGAAGCGTTCAAACTAGCGAAAGAAGGAAAAGCCGTCTACGTTCTAGCCGCTAACAGCGAGCATATGTACTATATGGAAAGGATGGCTGACCGGCTATTCGGGTCGGGCGAAGCTAGTAGTCTAGGTGTGAAATTTGAAACGCCTACTTCATTAACAACATTCGATTTCCGAACGATGCAACTCAAGGGTGCTCACCCCAACTGTCGCACTTTAATTGACCACTGGACCATCGAGTCAGAGTATGCTATAATGCTAAAGGAGCTGCACAGGTATGACGCCCCGACCCCTGAGACACAACCATGAACACTGAAACGCTGCATGACCAACAGAATAACCTGAAATGTTGGTGTAATACCTGCTGTAAAAATGCGACTGGTTATCATCATTTGTTTCGCATGGTGCTATGCCCTAAATGTGGTAATAAGCGGCGCCCCAGAGCAACTAACCATATGTTAGAATGTTCAGGAAGTAATGCCCCAGGGCAGGAGGGAAGTGTATATGGATGATGACTTAATTATGAAAGACTTCAATAGAAAAATGCAAGACTCTCCAACAACCGTGAATACCGAGCCCCGAAACCTAGATGAGACCGTAGAAAAGCTCAAAGTCATAAACGACACGTTGTCGCGAAACGCAGAGGCCCTGGCAGATCTGGGCGCGATACTTACACACATTGGGCCCCTAGTTAAAAAAGCTTACCACAGGGGTGAGTGTTCCGTAGAACTAACTATCTACTGTGTTGTGGACAAAGGGAACCCAACCACAAGAAAACCATATTATATTACTGCATTTAAACTCCTTCAAGAGTTTGGTTTCGAAGTCTCGGAGAGGGCCGTAAGAGAAGGTGATACCATGTGTACACTAAGGGTTTCTTGGCCCCACCCAGGCACAGCCAGACCCGATCCTCCTGGAATCAATGGCCATGCGCTACCGGCACGATTTCGGACTGCTTGACTCTAAGCACCAAGCTGCTATACTAGTAACGATGCGACAACTTTGGGAAGAGGTCGTTGGCCTCGGCTTCACCGACCCGACTGATCACTAAACAACAATGGACAACCCAGTAACAACCGGGCAACTAAACTCAAAATTCAACGAGTTTGTAGATTTGTTTCTCAATTTTAGAACACAGGACTGCGAAGCAGAGAATCTAAAAGGTCTTGCGGATCTTATAACCACCATGGAAGGGATAACCGCTCTCGTCAGAACTGCTTATAGTCACACAGCTTGCCTTAAAGAAGTCGCCTGGCGAATGGGGAAGGTTCTTATGGTGACATCAAGAAAGGAAATTACCAACGGTTGGGAATCTCATATCAACTATACTTGGAGGGCCGACAGCAAAGTCGGACAAGAACGTGCAAGGAGAGATGTTGTAAAGTTCAATTGCACAGTGTTCTTGTATACTCCAGAAACTGACACCGTCATCGATGTCACAGAATATTTCAAGGCCACCGATAATTTCATAGATTTTTCCAACTTCCCCCTTTCTTAAATAGAAAATGCTAAAGTCCAAAGCAGTACAAATAGTTCAGCACTATGACTGGGATGAATTTGTAGAAGAAGTCTACGCAAAGACTTATAAGCTTAAGAATCAGCCTGATATGCTATTTACAACAATGCAGTATATCACTGTCCCCTTGGCGGAAGTAGAAGAGTATAAAAATACGAAGATTCCATTAGAACCTTTTCCTCTACAGTTTGGGGTCAGTTTTGAAACCTGGAAGAATTCCACACCAGAAGATACCCTACAACACTTTAAGTTCGATTGGGATAACGATACTTTTCGGGAATGTGGATTTTTTCCACATATTCAAATGATTGCCAATGATTTACACGCCAAGGGTCTTTTAGAAGCTGGTGAGTATGTTATTGTTTATTGATCCCATTAACTTAGAAATTAATTTAACTCCCTAAACCAAACAGCGAAATGCAAACCGCCACCTTATACACCCTTCAATCTAAGGTTATTCCAGTCTACGATGACAAGAGTATTAGATACTTGGGCCATGTTGATGATGTGTCTCCCCTTTATATTGAGGGTGGGCACACCGTGTTTACTGACAAGGCTTTGTTTAAAGAGACCTACCTACCTTTGCACCATGTGTGTAAATCATTTAGCGTGCCCCGAGGGTGTCCTGGAATTACACCCCCGAAACCCTGGAAATTTTTTGATTCCCAAGAAGACCGAGGATCCGGTGAACGCGAAGACACCTATCACCACCTGTTTGCCGTCGATCCGAACTAGAAAAGATCCTACGGCACGTATTCAACGGGGAGAAAGTTTCGGAAAAGATCTCAAAGTTAGAGCAAGAGAAAAAGGATGTCTTAAGCACGAACGCTTCTTTGAACGAACGATTACTTTCAACCGATGACAAACTTTATGAACTTAGACGAAAGGTTCATACATTCTGTGAGTGCAATGTCTTTAAGCGCCTATGGGTTGCATTCCACAACGATCTTGTTCCATAAGGGATACCCCATGTTAAATTCACAAATTAATGACTGACCGACACCCCCGAACCGAAACAACTGAAACCAATGACAATTACCATTCCCATCTGGCTCCTATACATTGTAGGCGGCGCTGCAGTTATTGTGACGCTGGCCCTGGCCTGCTTCGGAGCGTTGGCTCTCCGGTACCTGCGATCAATTAAACTGCAATGACTGACAAACACCCGATTAACCCTCCCGCCACTCTTGTGGCAGAATGGGCTAGTGAAAGCCTGTCCACTCAATTCGTATGCACCAGGGCTGCCCGATGGGGTGCCGACCATGAATTAGAAGCGTGTTGTGACATTCTGCGTGGTGAGTACAACTACCACCATCTCGCTGAACCACTCCGCCAGCTCCGCCGACCTAGACCGCTATCACAAAAAGAGCAGGCACTTTCAGGACTCGCTGCTGCTGTTGCTGCTGGGGACATCACGCCTGAACGCGGGGCAACCATTCGCCTAGCACTCGAAGCCCTGCCCGATGGGCCCAGTAATTCCAGAAACACCCAACTAACCACATGACTCCTAACAACCCTGATCTTCGCTCCGCCATGGAACACCTCTCAATACTTACCGACGAACTAGAGTCCCACCATAAGGGGAGAAAATGACAATTATCATCCCAATTTGGCTCCTTCACTTTGCTGCGGGGGCCGTAAGCGTTGTGGTTGTAGGTGGTGTTATCTACTTCGGATTGGCCGTCTGGGTTATGAGTCAGATACGATGACTACTAAAACCGCCCGCCGCCTATGGCGAGCCATAGATAACGCAGAGAGTGAACTTCTGGCGAAAGAAAGAGAAACGGACGAGTCCTTCGACGACGCAGTATTTAATGCTGCTAGCATCCGCGCTATTCGCGACTGGCTTGTTCCAGAAGAGGAACCATTGGACCCTATTTGGTTTGGATCTTCAATGGAACATAACTACAACTTCCGACAGCAACTTCGTACCCTGCTCACGTCTGAGGCCGACCATGCGGAGCATTACAATGACTAAACCGAAGAACCACAATACTGCCGGGTGCCGTATCACCACTAATCAGGAGAGTTATGAGGTCTGAATTGAGCCCTGCTGCCCAAGCGATTATAAATGCCATGTACGAAATCAACATGAACTCCAACTACGACAACACTTCGTTGGCCATCGTTACCCTTCGTGCCGTTGCAGATCATGTGGCACCGCAGTGTAGCACTCGCACTAATCGTGGGGTCCAACAAATGTCAACCCGCATCAAATTACATGCCATCGCAGCCGAATTGGCAAGTTCCAATGTCTGAACCGAAGTACCACAATACTGCCGGACACCCTCGAATTGGTTCGAGCGCACTCACTGCCGAGTCAGAGAAACAGACTCAATCAAAGCAATGCACCACAGAGCAACAATCCTGGGAATGCCCCAACATGGTGGAAGTCAATTCTGACTTTGATTGCGAGTACTACAAATGCAACCTATGCAACCGCACAATGACCCTTTATTATGACGATATGAAATGAACTTACGAAGTTGTGACAGTTGCGGAGTCGTATTAGACCTTGACAAGTTGATGTTCCCCGATCAGAAGCATTGGTGGCACGAAGACGGAAGTGTTGACGAATCCTTAGCCGGATGGAATAAGGACGCAAGCGCATGGCGAGCAAAGGTGCCGTGCCCTGTCTGTAAATCTGACATTTTTGAGAACCCCTATGACTGACTCCCGCCACCCTAGCCAGGAACCTGGGCCACTTGACAGGTTACGAGCTGCTCTGGAATTATGGGGAGAACCACCCCGTTTCGAATACACACCCGGCCTTCAATACACAAAGAGACTCCCTTTGGACCCCACCGAAAGAAACCAACCAGTGCCCCTATCCCCCACAGCTCAGGCAGTATTCGATGCTGCGTGGACTTTGCCCGTAACTCTTCTTGACGCCATTGGTGACCAAGAGGTGATACGCCGATGCCAAATCGCTGCTTCTCTGCGCACTGCTGCCGGATGCCTACAGCCAGACCCAACTCAAAGTTCACCACTCGGTACGCTCCTTGCCTGCCAAGACCAAATCTACGCCATTGCCGACGAGTTGGATGGTGTCAATGGTTGAACCCCTTCCCAATATCCCAGCAGGCTCAAAGATTCGTCAAAACTCCGACGGATCCTGGCAGTATCAACGCCGCAGTGTTGGCCCCTGGCTGCCGATGCCCGCCCCTCAACAGTGCCTGTCATGGCAAACGCAACCGAACTTGAAACCCACTAATAACAACAACCAATGACTACTGAACTTGAATCTACCATTGAACCTGAAATAATTGATGCCCTTTGGCAAACTACGGCAAACTATAAAACATTTGCTAGGGATATTGCAGTACTGGTGTGTTGTAGCACTAATGAGAAGGTAACAAAAAAGGTAACAAACCAGTGGGCAGAAGCACTCACAAATTTCATTGACGAAATTGGTGGTGACGGCCCTTATCTTTGGGAATGGAAAGGAATTACTCCAACTCCAGAAAAGGTTGTGGAATATCTCCGAGAGTACATCCAGTATCTTGAGCAAAGTGCTGCCGATAGTGAACTGAATGCTTGTTGTAACGTTATGGAAATAAATGGGGCGTATGTATCTGGGAATGTTCTTCGCGCTATTCGCCGCCCAAAGCCCCCAACTCTGAACGAACTAGCTCTACAATTCCTGGGCACTATCGAAAAAGACGGCAGATACCTGCCAGAAATCACAGACACAATTCGCAAGGCTCTGACTGCCAAGATTAACTCACCGGATGCACACTAACTATGCCCTACCACATTTTCATGACGCTTGGCATACTAGCGGCCTTATCTGGCGTCTATTTGCTATACGGGAGGCAAGAACAAATCATTAGGAAGCTGCGCTCCTTGCATCCAACAACTATTTTGGACCCGGATGCCTCAGAATTGCCCGAGCTAGAAAGGAAACTCAGAGAGGCTGACCTTAGAATTGAAGCCAGTATGATTAGAATTCGAGAGCTTAAAGGTGAAACACGATTAACTTTGAACAGCTTGAGAAGTGGTGGGCAACCGGGCCCAACCCGCCAACAAGCCTTAGCCGCCCTCCACGCAATCGCATCCGGTGCGAACGACACCCGCGAACAGCACCAAGACCTTGAGACGGTACGTGATGCCTTGCTTAGACTGCCTCCGGATGTCTAGCCTACGGGCACCGTTCGGTTACCCGCCCCTTTATATCCATCTGGTGACTGCTACAATAAGAACATGATTGACATAAACCAAATCACCAAATCCATATGCAACGCAGTAACCAAAGCCCATTGCCTTTGGGAATGGGACAACGCCAACGACCCGCCTTGCCACCCAGACGATGAAGGCTGGAAAGGGTGCAGTTCTTGCTATGCCAATCGCGAAATCCTTGCGGTGGCTTTTCATGTAGCTGCCGACCGTCTGATCCCTCATCCATCCAGAACCCCTTGGATTAACACCAACGACAAGGAACCTTACTTCAATGAAACCTTCGAGAATTACGAAGCCCTCGGAGAGCTAACAATCGTCGAACAACTAAGGCAAATTGCCTCCGAGCTGAGCCCAAAAATTTCGGGAGGGGGCGTAGCCCCCGACCAGGGACGGGCGCCGCAGGCGATACCCGGACCCAACCCAACCCGCCAAGACCCCCCAACCGGAATGACTACCCCCGTCTTCTTCACTACACGGCTGCCTGATCCCGTAGACGATTGCATGTCCCCCTTCATGGAAATCTGGGTGTTTTGCGATGACGGGAATTGGGAGTTAATGCGGTATGACCACCCAAATCTAGATTTCCGAGCCCACTATGGCCTCACTCACTGGTTACCCTGGGACAAAATCCCATACCCGTTAAACAATGACTGACAAAACCCCCCTACAACAACTCCAAGAGTGGCAAGAGCTTTCTGAGTTCTTTCATTCGTTGTACACAAAAGACTTATTCGCACCGGAAAATTCCCTATCAGTGGCTGTAGACCATTGGATGGATCCTATGGCCTTTGACAAAAGTTTCACACTACGGGCGAGGTGGAAATTAAATGGAAAAGAAACCACTCGTGATATTACTTTTTCAATGTTTGACTCTGAAATGAGTAATGGAACTCCGGTAGTTGAAGCCGTAAAGAAACTTGCAGCGTCTATTGCTGATGATGTAACTAAGGGTCTAGAAGAGGAAATGTTGCGTTTCCTAGTCCAGAATGACCAATACAATACTGTCCGCCCATTGATTATGTCTGAACTTTACAAGCAATGATTGCAACATTTCTTTTTCTCATGGTGTACACAAGCATTGTCGGTGCCACCGGATTCTTGATAGGGAGAGTATTATACCTTAATGAAAAACAACTCCGAAATTTTCAGACTCGGCTCAGGACACACCCTGATGAAGGTTTTGCAGAAGACGCAGAGAATTTGCGTAGGGGTTGGGAGAGAGTTCTAGGGAATGTTAAGCAGCAAGGGAAATGATTGAGAAGATTTGCCTCAAGTGCCGTAACGTCGCTTCCGGAGCCGAAAACAGAACGTGTTGTGGCAAATCGGTTGCGTTCGACCCCTGTGAACACGGTAAACTCTTAATCTCCGGGGCAAACTCTTGGAATATGGTTATCAGCAGGTGGGGTGACCACCCCACTTTTGAAGCCGTCAGCGAAGACATGCTACGGGGGAATAGTGCAAGTGCTCCAGGCCATTTGAACGAGTTTATTCGGCGTCTTCTGAGCTATAAAGAAGCATTGCTAGAGCCGAGACCTATCAAGACAGAAGGGTTGCCGTACCCTGAAGATTGCCACCCCGAGGGTGGCTGGGCCTGGTTTGCAACTTTCGGATGTGACTGGACACAGGACACCCCTCCCGAAGACATCTCTCTTGATAAAAGATGGAACGTTGACCCTGACACAGGAATGTTCAGATACAGCCATTGGCTCCCTTACTGGGCCATTCCATCAACTGATACTTTATTAACATGAGCAAAAGTTGCGGATCCTGCGTCTACTATATTAAGTGGAAAAAAGATTCCCTTGTCAAAAAAGACGGTGGCAAAGGTGGGGAGCTAGCGTCCGGATTATGCGAGTTTTTAGATCGCAGAACCAAGCCAGATTGGGGCCACTCCTGTCTTCACTGGACCGGCAAACGCTACGACCGAAACTTGCAAAAACAACTAACCAACAACGAAGTAGACAACGAAGACTAAACAAATGACCTTAACATGGCCTTAACACAACCTTCATACATCCGCTGCATACGGCACACTAACGCAAACCTTTCGAAGCTGTCATGGTGTGGTCTTCCCTTAAGTAACTTTGACCTTCCTTTTGTAGACATTGACCATGCCGCCTATACTGTTAGGGACGAAGGTCGCATTGTTCCCTGCCCAGATTGCATCAATGTGATTACCTCACTATTTGACCCGAAAGCAAAATGACTGAACTCGACAAAATTCAGTTGGATGGGACATTCACAAAAGAACAACTTTTAGAGCTGGCCTTTGCTATGGACGGTCAAAGTTGGGATCCTAGGCCCCATGGCATTTCCTACTCTGTAGACCCTACTCAATTCGAACATCCAGGTGGTCCCCCCGTGGTTTACACCGAGGAAATGGCTGCAGAAGACGATAAATTACTGGAAGATCTGGGTTCTGAAGGTCCACTATCCGAATTCGGTCCAGACGATATGCCCTTAGGGTAGTTATAGTCCACATTATCCTCACAAACCCCGCAATGACTGACACAGAAAGAGCCTCAAAATTGTTGCAATTGCTAGAAGCAATGGACCCAGACATAGATTGGGCATCCGTACCTGAACTCACCCCAGAGCAAACACAACTTGTGACCGTATTAATCGAACAGCAAGTGGCATATGCTATGGACGAAGGAATGGCCCTTGCGGTTGAACTAATCCGTTTGAGCCCTCCGCATCTTTCCAAAGATGAAATTGCCGATCTGATTGAAAGTAGTATGCAGGACTCCAAATGACTGACAAGCAGCTCTACACTCTTTGTGGCACGATCTCATTGGCCGGGTCGTTCATCGCAAATTCCCCGTTACTTGGCATCATGGCGGTTATCTGGTTCGTTAGTGCGGTTGCCGAAAAGCGAGGCCCATGACTGACTCTTTGACTTAAGCAATCTACTCCTCACAACCCACCCACCAACAATGACAGAACTCACAAAAGCAGACACTTTTCAACAGCGAATGTTTGAACGCATTCGTGAATCGATGGGAGAGCTTCTTTCAGAAGACGACTTGAAAGAACTCCTGGAAAGAACTATCGAAAAGTCGTTTTTCGAAGAACGAATTGTCCAATCTTCGAGTTATTACAGTAGCGCTCAAAAGAAACCGTCCCTATTCCAAGAACTTGTAACCGAACAAGTCCAACCCATGGTGGAAAAAGCGATCACCGTTTGGCTACAAGACAATTCAGAACAAGTCACCTCTACAATCGATGCCGTATTAAAAGATGGCCTACTGAGTGCTCTGTCAAAAGCCATCGATTACAAAATGCAAATTCCTGTCTTAAACCTCAGGACGGAAATTTCAAACAAACTCCTTTCTTAACCTTACAATTCCCATTTAGCTGAGTACCGTGAATAGAGACCCCGTAGTAATGACGAAACTCGTCTTCAATTCCCCCTACAAAACACGAATAGTCGCATACAACAACAAAAATAGACAACAAGTTGCAGTAATTACTGGCAATGCTGCAGAACCCGACGACACGACCCCCTTCATGACCGAATGGTTCTTCAAGGTTTCGGTACCGATTGAGGGTATGAATGGGTGGACAATCGAGTGCAATAACTGGCCGGGAATTTTAGCAGTCGCAACTCGGGAATGTTCCCGCCTTGGAAAATTAAGAAACCGCTTGGTTACAATCCCGATTGCCTTCTTAAGGGGCAACCTAAGCTAAACTGAAAATTCACACAAACGCTGGTAAAAAGAAATGGGAACACGAGCAGACTTTTACGTTAGAAACGGAGACCAAGGGGAATGGCTTGGATCAATTGCATGGGATGGTTATGAGTGGGAAGAAGGGAATTTTCCACTAACCGAAGCCAAAACTCCCGAAGACTTCCGAGCAGCCGTTCAAGACATTGCGAATGACCGCCAAGACTTCACCGACCCGAGCGAAGGGTGGCCTTGGCCATGGGATAACAGCCTAACTACTGACTACAGATACGTCTTCAATGAAGGGCTGGTAGAGGTTTATCGCTTCGGTCGCAAAAAACTTTCAGTCGATGGTGAAGAGGTGAATTATGCAGTCAACAAAGAAGAGTGGTTTCCCGATATGACCTCCATACAAAATGTCACTTTAGGGCCTCGGAGCGGGGTCATGCTATTTCACAGTGTGTGAGGACGGGAGCCGAATTTATAAGGTTCACACCACTGCCAACCCGATACAAGCATTGAAACTAACGGAATGATTATCTTTCTGCCAACATTTATACTCCTAACCATTGCGGCATTCTCTATAAACAGAGCAATCCAAAAGACACCTAAAGTACAACCCAAAGAGGGCACTGTTGAGGACCCGAAATCCCCAACCCTGCACCAAGACCTCATTCAACTTAGTCGCATTCGGAACACATACGGTGAAGCTACTGCTACTCTGGTCTCTAAGCATCATGTAAACAATCGGGGGACTAATACCGCCGAAAAGTCACAAACACTGAGAAACAACCGTACAAGTAATAACTACACAAGAGACGAAGATAACAATACTTTCATTTATGATTTGGACTACGCATTAGTCTCGGACTACGACCTTAACTCCAAACACCTTAGTCATTCTGATACCGGATCTAACCAAGATCATAGTTGTCATGACTCCGGACACAGCCATAGCAGCCATAACTATGGAAGCAGCCACGATTACGGTGGTCATGATTGCGGGGGTCACGACTTTGGTGGCTTTGATTGTGGCAGCGATTGACTGACCTCCAGCAGGCGGCAAACCGCCCAGAAGCCTTCGGCTTCCCTTATTTCAACTCCGCAGAAACACTATAATTAGTACATGAACCTAAACCCACGGAGGAATTTTGATGGTAAACGACGAACAACTACTTGAGGATTTCAACAGGGAAATCTACGCTGAAAATGGAGCTGACCCAGTTACGGTGGAGTACCTTATTAATACTCTTCGTACCATAAGAAAAAATAATAAAGAAGATGGCCCGAAATACAGGTCGGGGTATCAGGAGGGTTACGATTTCGGATATAAAATGGGGGTAGAGAAAGCTGAAGCCGATACGATCATGTACGAAGACCTTCGTAAAATGACTATACAGGAACTTGCTAATTTAATCGGAGATGAAAATGCCTACTGAATCTCTCATAACTTTCAGTCCATTTTCTCAAGCGGTTATGGACTCCCTGAACGAAGGCCACATGAGAGTTTCAGCTCTGTACCCTGACTTAAAAATTAAGTGTGGGACAAGGGGGCGGTTTACCGCCCAGAATCTTTCGGTTCCCACCCCCTTTTCCAGCTAGGCAGAAACGCTATCATTAGTATATGAACATGAAACCCACAAAGGCAACAATCCTAACTCTTACGGTTGCAATGCTGGTAACGGCATCTCCTGCTTTTGCCGCGTCTGCCGGTCGCATCAGTGGTGGCAGTTTCCGTAGCTCCCCTAGTTACAGCCGTCCAAGTTACAGCCGTCCAAGTTACAGCCGCCCCAGCTATAGCCGTCCCAGCCCTTCTCCGAGCTATAGCTATTCGCCACCGCGAGTGTACACTCCCCTGCCTACCACTAGACCTTCTTACAACCCTCCAAGTCGGTCTAGCACGAACATTATCGTTGTGCCAGACTTGACTCCAAATGTTGCACCGGTTATCCCCTACTCCTCGCCTTCACAGGTAACCGCAGTTAGACAAGAGCCTGCTAATCCCGCGTTCTTTTTGACGCTGCTTGTTACCATGGGTGTGACTGCTATTGCAGTCTTTCTCTTGTTCGGAGGTTGGGAAGATTTCGTAGGACCCTGGTTAAGCTCTCAAAAAGAAAAGTTCAAGAAACTAACAGTAGTGCGGCAAAGAGTGGCCCTACTCGCTTCTGCCAAAGATATCCAAACCGATTTGATTCGGATGGCTGAACGGGGGAATACAGGTAGTTCCTACGGTCTTGCCAAGATCCTTCAAGAGACGACTCTTGCTCTTCTCCGCCACCCTGACAAAGTCGTGTACGCTTGGAGTGACAGCCACACAGTTTCCCCTGGTGGCGCAGAGATCCTCTTTAATCAGTTCTCGATGGAAGATCGTTCCCGAGCGTCTGAAGAAACTTTGACGAATGTGGACGGTCGTGTCTCAAAGAGTAAGGAGAAAGCACACGAAAAAACCCAAGGGAACGAATACATCCTTGTAAATGTTCTGGTGGTTACCAATGAGAATCTGAACCTGAAGCCATCCGACTCACAAGAAAACCTGAAGTCAAATCTGGTAGCCCTGGGCTCTATTTCTCATGAGGACCTGGTCGCCCTTGAGATTATCTGGCAACCGGAAGATGAATACGACGTTCTCTCGAAAGAGGAACTCTTGACCTTGTACCCCGACTTGAACATCCTGTGAGAACCACGGGGCGGTTTACCGCCCCACCCGGTTCGGTTCTCCGACTTGTTTCTACGGGGCAGAAGCGCCAGCATTAGTGCATGAGTGAGGGTGAAATCATACTTTCAAACAACGGAAGATGGTTTGTTACACCTACGTTATAGTGTTCGAAGACAGTTTCTTTTACATAGGGGTTAGAAAGTGTCCCAAAAACCTCACCCCCTTTACTGACCTGTACTCAGGCTCCCCTGTGACACACAAGGAAAAGTGGGTGAACACAACTTTCAAAAAGAAAGTTATCAGTATACACGGCACATGGAAAGAAGCCTCTTTCAAGGAAATAGAACTATTGAACCACGTTAAATGGAACTCGAACCCTAGATGCCTAAATGAGAATAACGGGGGATGCTTCTCAGAAGAAACATGCTCCAAGGCAGGGAAAATAGGAGGAAAAACTACTATTGACAAAATGAGAAATGACCCCGATTTCGCTAAGGCTCGTAACAAGAAATTGTCGGAAAGTTTAAAAAGAAGATACAGAGAAAACCCTGAAGTTTTAGAAAAACAAAGAGTATTGGTTTTGGAAGCTTCAATGAAGTCACTGAAGTCAAGAGAAAGTTTATTAAGAAACAATCCAGATTATTATAAGAATAACGGTCTTAAAATTTCTGAGGCTCTGAAGCTGAAAGCATCTGAAGACCCTTCTTTCAGGGAACAGCTGGCTATTAAAGCCAATAAAGCAAGTGAGACTTACCGTAAAATGCTTAAAGAGGACCCCGAGTTTAGAGAAAAAGTTAAAGCAGGTAGGGAAAGAGCTGCCCTAAAGATTAAAAATAGTGTTTGGATAACAAACGGGCAGAAAGACAGAAGAGTAAGTGCAGATCTTCCAATTCCCGACGGATTTAGGAGGGGCAGGTCCAACAACAAGAGAAGGAGTGAACAATGAAGATAAGATTTATAGGAGACACCCATTGCCATTGGACTACCTACAAAAAACTCATTAAAGAGTGCGACCGCTCCTTGCAAGTTGGGGATTTTGGAGTCGGCTTCATAAACCCTTACACCGACAAACCCTACAGCAACCCACCCTATGACCACATGGCCAAAGGCGAGCACTTCTTCATTCGGGGTAACCACGATAATCCCGGTGTTTGCAAAAGGCACCCCTTCTGGGTGAAAGACGGTGGCTCAGCATTTGGTCGCGATGACATCTTTTGTGTTGGTGGGGCTTTCTCGATTGACAAAGATCGACGGACCGAAAACTACGATTGGTGGCATGATGAGGAGTTGTCCTATGGTCAACTTTGCAACATCATGGACACTTACGAGCTTGTGAAACCCAAGATCGTTGTCACACACGAGTGCCCAGATTCGGTTATTTCTCGAGTTTGTCAAGAAAGGGGCATGCACAAGTATGATATCCCGTCTGTGACTCGTAGATGTTTCGACAATATGCTCGAAATCCACAAACCGGATCTCTGGATTCATGGCCACTGGCACCTAAGTGCCTGGACTATCCACAAAGGGGTGCAATTCATAGCCCTAAATGAGCTGGAATACGTAGACCTCGATGTTTAATCTTCCCTGTGAGGACTCCCCGGAATTGCTTCTTGGGGAGTTCGACTTTCAAACGTGTTATTACGAAGTGTGCTTTGAGACTATAGAGGAGCGGTACGGCTTATTTAATAACAAAATCAGAGAGGTGAATAGGTATTACATTACAGCGAATCGTAAGACTACAGGGCTTAAGAAAGAAGTCAAGACTTTGAGATTCCATTTTACAGAACTTTAGAGAATGACTATATGTTTCGAGTGGTGGGTCAATGTAGCGGGATACAAACTGTCTTTTGGGATAATCCTACAGATCCGATCAATTTGCTGACTTTCTTAAAAGGACGTCTGGACGAAAATTCTCACGAAGACTTCGTAATTTTCAGTTCAAAAGACTTAGAATAGACAATGTCATACCCTTCTGTCTTGAAAATTCGCAGGTGTCCCCACTGCAGTACAAATTTGGTAGCAGCCGAAGTGCTTTTGCCTGAAACTTGTGAACCTGGCGCCTTCCACTCACGCTTACTTGGTATCCTCAACGACGGCGCAGTAACCGGTTGGAAATGCCCCGACTGCGAGCACACTCTCCCTTAGCCGAGAGACGCTTACCGTCTAAGGCATCGGCTAAACTGGCTGTAGCGTCTCACTCTTAAATTGACCCCTTCTACTCTGGTATGGGTGACATTAATCGCGGTCTTCACTTATGCTGCCTCGCGAGACTCTAATGTCATTACATACCTTTTTCTACTGTCCGAGCGGCTACGTTCTTCCGTGCTGGGATCCAAATATTACTTAACCCAGAACCCAGATCACTTCTGGGTAAGGGGGAGAATCAGTGAAAACGCAGACAAAGACGCTCGCAAACTCTCAAAAGAACTTGGTTTAGACAAAAACAAGGACTGGTACGATGACAACGGTAATTAATCTTTTCGGTGGCTCAGGTTGTGGAAAGTCCACCACCGCCGCTTTACTCTTCTCCCGAATGAAACTGGCCGGAATTCACGTAGAACTTGTAAGAGAATACGTGAAGTACTGGGCTTGGAACGACCGTAAGGTTCGAGAGTGGGACCAACTTTACTTGCTCGGTAAGCAGAGTGCATACGAAAGCATGCTTTACGGTAAAGTAGACTACATTGTAACCGACAGCCCGATCTTACTCGCAGGGGTTTACCAGGAGTTTCGTTCCAATGGCAAAGATTCTTACGTGAGCAACGCTGCGCAAGCTTTCATGGCACACGCAGAAGAACAAGGTGTCACTTACAAGAACTTTTTCCTGAAGCGCAACAAGCCCTTCGACCCGCGTGGCCGTTATGAAACAGAGGATCAAGCTAAAGAAGTTGACCGATTTGTTTACGACTATTTGTGCAAGTATAGCGGGTTTAAGCCGATTGAAATTTCTGGTCCCGATGAGTACAGAGACGCGGAAATTCTGAGCTACCTCGGCGACATGGACTTTAAGGAGCCGCCCTCACTGTGAGCTTAACTTACAGAGAACTCCCGGAGTCTCTACTCTTTCTTTCAGAGGAGGACTTGGACAAAACAGTCACGGTATTAAGAGAGGATGAAGAATTCCAAGCTGTTGTTCAGTTAGAATTTTCACCAAGTGATGACGATGTCTTAGACAGAGAACACCCCCACCTTCGACTTGACTACGTAAGTTTTCAGCTCACCGAATTGTGGCCGCCAGTGTAAGCCAGAGTTCGGTTTACCCTACCCCTCTTGGTTCGGCTTCCCCTTGTGTTTCCTCCGCAGAAGCGGTATACTATTAATATGAACGACAACCGAGACTGGACCGTCCCACCGGGCCACCTGATTGAAGAACTTCGCCAAGAGCGACGAATTTCTCTTCACGACTTTGCTGGGGAAACCGGCTTGACCGTGCCGGAAGTTTTAGAACTTGACTCGGGAGCCCTTAAAATTGACCCCCTGCTTGCTGAGCGCCTCGAGTACGTGTTCGGCATTCCAGAGAACTTCTGGCTAACTTTGCAAAGCAACTACGAAAAAGACCTTAAGAAAGGAAGAAAAATTTATGATTGAACTTTGTGTATCGGAAAACAAAAGCTTCGACCCGTTTCGATTTTACCGGAATAGGGTGAGGGTGTTCCTCGACAGGGACTACCGTTACGGATTGTGGATTGACGAAGACAAGCTGTTCGATCTTCTATCTGACGAGCAGAAAAAGCAATACTTGAATGATAGATCCACCGAAGGCATGTACTACGAAATTACGAGGGAGGTTGCTGAAGAGGTCTTAGAAACGGGGCATTCCCCTTACAAGAAACAAAAACTTCGCCCATGAGTGAGATCCCCACCAGAGTTAGAGAAGCTACCGAGAAAGTTCTCGAAAGTCTTCAAGAAAGTGGCTTATCTGAATTGTACGAAGAAGGGCAAATCTCTAGAGACCTGTACGAAAAGTTCTTAAGCAAAGACTCTTGGGGCTGGACCTCTCACGACTTGTTCCAGTATTGGCAAATAAACAACTTAACTTAACGTATAACTTTAATACCCGAAATGACAAACACTATTAATGTAAACCTGGCACAGCAAGTCCAGGAGGATTACCTAGCTTATTCCTTAAGCGTAATCGTGGGTAGGGCATTCCCCCGATACACAGACGGCTGTAAGACTATTTCTCGGCGTATCATGACAGCTATGAGATGGCTTAACCTAAAGCCCGAGGGACGCTATATGAAAAGCGCCAGGGTTGAGGGTGAAGTTATGGGTAAATTAAGCCCCCACGGAGGCAGTTATAGTTCCATTGTAACTTTGGCTGCCCCTTGGAATAACATGGTTCCTTTAGTGGATGGGCATGGAAATTGGGGGTCCTCGACAGACCAAGCCGCGAGTTCCAGGTACACTGAATGCAAACTATCTCCCTTCGCCTGGGACTGCCTCTTAGACGACTCAGACACTTGGGAAACGACACCAAACTACGACGGCTCTTTGCAAGAGCCTGTGGAGCTGAATGTTAAGATCCCGTACGTTCTGCTCAATGGGCAAGAAGGCATTGGAGTAGGCTACGCCTGTAAAATAGCTTCCCACAACCTCCGATCTATTGTTGAAGCAACAAAGTTGGTGTGCGAAGACTCAGTCACAGAAAAAGCGTATGCCGAAAACCTTCGCAAAGCTCGAGAAATTCTCCTACCCGACTTCCCCACTGGCACCCAGATCGTTAAAGATGAGCAACTAGAGCAGTACTCCAAGACAGGTTCGGGTAGCATTCGTTGCATGGCGCGTGTAGAACAGGGTCTTCAAAAAAGAGATGGCAGGGCCAAAGATCGCGTTACCCTTTCTTTCACACACTTACCCCCCGGAACTAACCCTGAAAAACTAGGCGAACAAATTAAAAATGAGCTGGAAAAGGGTAGGATAGAGGGTGTTGCCGAGGTCAATGACCTCTCCGACCTTTCAGGAGACTGCGTTCAAATTATTGCTAAACCAGGTGTTGATGCAGAAAAACTTCGTAATCAACTCTACTCATACACAGACCTCGACACCAAGTTCTCTGCAAAAACCCTGGTGATCGATGGTATCAAACCTGTTGAGCTTTCACCAGTTCAAATTGTAGAGAAATGGGTGAGTTGGAGGCTCGACCGCCTTCAAGTGAAGTTTAGTAGAGAGCTTGACCTGAAGAGTGCTCGCTTACACATTGTTCAAGGGTTGCTCAAAGCCATTGACAAGATGGACTTGATTATCAAGAAGATCCGAGCAGCGAAGGACAAAGCCGAGGCGAAAGCTGCCCTGATGGCAACACCCTTCAAGTTCACAGACAAGCAAGCAGAAGCGATCCTAGAGATGCGTCTGAGGCAGCTTACTGGATTGGATCAGAACGATCTTACTTTTGAAGGAAACTCCCTGCAAGCGAGAATCGACGAGCTTGACGAGCTGGTTAGCGATGAAACCAGCGGCATCACCGCTCGCAAACTCTACATGCTGGAAGAGCTGAGTGAGCTCGGGAAACGACACGGAGAGGCTCGCAGGAGCCCCCTCGTGGAGCCCCCGGTGGGAGAGGTGGCCCCTAGCCCAGGCGAGAGGGCGAAGCGCCCTGCAGCCGCTCCGAAGCCCCGCTTCCTCAAGGTTGACGCCAAGAAGGGCATGGTTGAGCAAGCGAAGGGTCCTCGGGGTGCCCTCGTTGTTGATGCCAAAGAGAAAGTCATCCTCATGACTGAAGACGGAATGCTCAAGAAAGTTCCGGCAAACTTTAAGGGAACCATCTCAACTTCTTACTCTGCCGTGTCCTTAGCTAAGCGAGAGGCCGACGTCTCCAAGCGGAAATACCTGGTTGTATTTGAACTTGAGGGGCAACTTAAGGCTCTGACTCTTAACGGCGAAGACCTTTGCAGAGCAACAAGTAAAGGCAAGAAGTGGTTACCCGAAGGTGCAACACTGAGACATTTCGGAGAAGGCGACTACACTGTGAACTGGGTGTCCACGCGGAAGAAAGCAGTGAAGCTTAACTTAAATGTTAAAGCGGGTAAGCCCGGTGGCAAAGGTGTCAAGGTCGCCAACATCTCGGAGGTGAAACTAGCCTAGAGACAGGAAACCGGGTAAAATGGTTGTGAGGCTTTACTGAAAGCCCCCCCAGCTAAACTCTAATTAGTTGAAAAGAGCCATGTCCATAGTCTACCCTGTCTCTCGGTTACTCGCTAACCCTCGACTGTTTCTTGCCATCTCAAACTATCTGGGAGGAGTTTTCGATTCGGGCGTCTTAAGAGATGTTTTTTACGATTTGTTAGAAGCAGAGGTTAATGAATTGCCCGACGAGGAATGTGAATTCTTAGCCGAAGAAGTTTGCTTTGAAGTTGAAGACGAAGGAAGGGTGTTTAACATATACTTCGATACCGGGTCTTCAATAAAAGTAGAGGCAACCGAAGAAGGTTACAAACCTCAAATCACATCGGAGTTCGAAATGGCTACTGCTTCAGCAGTTAATAATCGACTTATTTGCGCGATTGAGGAATCCCACCCAGAGCTCAAAGATGATATCGCTTTTGAGCACCCTCCAACCCCTGGTAACGGGTTTCTGAGTTCTAAAGACGGTTTTTCCGGAAGTTTCCACCTTCGCTCAGACCCGAACAAAAAATATGCGTTTACTATAACGATAGTAGACCCTGACACTGATCACTTAGAAGCCGAAGTTCGACCCCTTTAAAGCGAAAACAACCATGCAAGATAATATAGTGTTTGCGACCGATAGCATGAGATCCTCGGTCTCTTCACTCAAGAAAAAACTATCAAACCTGAGAATTAGCGTTGAGCAACTTGGTTCCGAAGTTGAAAAGATTGAGTCCAAATTCGACAAATTGCTCACCCAAACCGAAATCTATAAAGCCAAACTAGAACGAGAAAAAGGACGGGAAGTGCGCCGACTCGAACTCGAACTTTCGAAACTCCGGAAGCATTTGAAAGAAGTTAACCCCGTTGTGGACTCTCAGGAAGATCCGACAGAGCTTAGTATAGCTTCCACTCTAGCCGTCTTTGAGTGTCTACTTCGACACATGTGCGAAGGCGCAGATGACTTTCGCCTCATGAGTTACGCTTTTCTGTTCCCTGCCATAATCGAAAGGGTTGTTTCTTCCGAAGACCCTGCTTACTTCATACAAAAGTTACCCGAGTCTTCTCAAATAGTTATCAACCGGGGTAAAGAATATGTTGCTTACCTGAGAGAAAACTGTGAAACCCATGTTACAGACCCAGAGGCGTGGGAGCAGTACATATACCAAGTTACGGACTGGTGGAGGAACGACGCTCTCCCCCTACTTTATGGTGAGAGAGACGAAGAGTGGGATTCTGATGTCCCTTTATCCCTTGTAGAGATTCTAATGTGGCGAGATGAGCCAGGAGAAAGACCGATTCACTTTTCCCCCGTGTTCGACGCTTACGAGATCTACAGAGCTCATAAAGATGAAGTTTACAATAGTAGTGGGGTCAGGGCTTTTGACTTGAAGATGTTTAAGTTCGGCTCACCAGAACTCGATAACAAGGATCCAGGGTAGGTTCAGTTACCCCATAAAAAGACCTGAGTTTACCACACCCTAAACCAAGCTAAAATAAACCAGAACAATCAAACGACATGAGAACCAGCGAACTCGGATATCCTGTCCTTTCAAGCACTCTTCACCAGAAAGTGTTTGGCGACGAAAAGATGGCGCCCATGAGTACCTCTGCTCGCCGCAAGGCCGAGAGCCTTCTGAAGCAATTCGACATCTCAGTTCCAGTAGATCACCCTGATAACTTGTATGATGGCCCACTGCCACTACCTAGTTTGAAGGGTGATTCTTTGCACGAGCACTTTGAGAGAATTGCAACAGAGCAAGTAGGGGTATATAAAGAACTTGGAGACAGTCTGTCCAAGTGCGTACTTCCGAAACTCCCGTCAACTTCAGACTTTGTTTATCAAGCCGGTTGGACACGCTACGAGTGGCTTGAAGAAGAAGGCAAGTTTCTGAGAGAGTCTGTGCCATTCCCCACAGAAGAAGCCTTCACATTTGACACAGAGACCTTCGTGAAAGCAGGGGCATTCCCCATCATCGGCACTGCCCTTAGTGAAAAGGCGACTTATATTTGGCTAGCATCCGAACTCATTGACCCTACCCTACCGGAAGAGCAGTGGGACCAACGAGACCTTATCCCTATTGGGGGAAACAGGTTTGTAGCGGGGCACAACATTAGCTACGACCGAGTGCGGTCCCGAGAAGGTTACTCTCTTGATCGCAATAAACCGGAAAACTTTTACTTCGACACCCTGTCTGCCCACATTGGGGTGTCCGGTTTGGCCGCTGGACAAAGGTGGTTGTACCTTCTTGCTGCCAAAGACCCCGATAATCTAACAGAAGAAGAAAAGAGAAAGTTGAGGTATGCCCCGAAGTGGCTCGACGAGGGTTCCACGAACAGTCTTGTTCAATGCTACAACTTCCATGTATACGAGGTTAGGAAGTACTTTGGTGATGAGACGGTTCGCCCCCTGAACCAAGGGGACAAGAAAGTCCGAGACATATTCGTAGATGCTACACACATTTCTCAAATTACTGCTGTTCTTGAAAAAGCAGTTGAGTATGCCGTAAGAGACGCATTTTACACTGCGGAACTTTTCCAAGCTCTGTGGCCTAAATACCTTGACAGTACCCCTTCTATGGTGGGTCTTTGCGGACATTACCACTTAAACGGTTCCGTTGTCCCTCTAGTGGATGACTGGGCTGAGTGGATCCGTAATACTGAGAAAGTTTTCCACGAGCACAATCAGGAAATGACTGAGTTGTGTAGAAAACTTGTTTGGAAGACATATGAAGAGTGGAAAGGAATCTTCGAAGGTGAGGAAGATCCTGAGGAAGGGTTGAGGCAAGCTATGGCTTGGGTGAAACTTGACCCTTGGGTGTCCCAACTTAACTGGGAGGTAGCAAGTCGAAAAGGTAAGTATGCCTGGGTTCCAACTTGGATGCGCCCTTTCATAAAGGATCCTGATCAACACATCGGCGTTAAGTCTCAACTGGCCCACTTACTATTGAGGCTTAAGTACGAAGGGTCCTACATGGTTCTCACCAAGGAAGACGGGTGGTGCTATTACGACGAGTCTCACAAACTTACTAAGATCCCCCACCCTAAGGGCAACGGAGATAATGTCGGGGGAGTTTTGTCAAAAGACTTCGTTCAAGACATGGAAACAGGTAAACTGAGTAGTGATCTACCTGAAGCGAAAAGAGCACTTGACATTTCCAACTCAATCTCTTACTGGACATCCGTTCGTAAGCGTGTGATGGATAGGATTTTCCTTGATGTTAAGAACCCTCACGGTACTGACACCCTTGTTACTCTGCCCGAAATTCTGTGTCACGGCACCGTTACACGGAGAACGGTCGAGAGTCTCATGGCAACAATGTGTTCCACGAAAAACTGGCGCATTGGGACCGAGCTGAAAACTAGGGTCCAGGCACCAGAAGGGTGGAAAATCGTGAGCGCTGACTACGATGGCCAAGAACTTCAAATTGCTTCCATCTACAGCGATAAATGGGAGGGAGGCTTCGTAGGCTGCTCTCCGATGGGTTATAACGTCTTGTCCGGTTCGAAGGAAAACGGAACAGATCCGCACACAGCTTTGGCCAGGGCCATTCTTCCTGAGCTGTATAAAGGTCTCGTTTGGGAAAGAAAGCTGGGCGTATGCTACAAGTTTGGAACTGAACCTCTGACAACCCCCGGTTGCGTAAAATTCAGTGACTATTGGCTTTGTCCCATTGACGACAAGAAAGACAAACTTCTGAAAAAAGCGAGAGATCTTAGCAAGATCGTTGGCTTCGCAACCCTATACGGGGGAAGTGTAAGAGCCCTCAGCACTCCGATTCGGAGAACTTTCCCTGAAAAGAAAGAGCGAGAAGTCAAAGACTTTGCCTTGAAAGCTTTGTCTTCGAAGAAAGGAGTGTTGTCAAATGGGACTTACGAGGGAGGCTCTGACTCAGGTGCCTTCAACTTGATGGAACAAATTTCTATGAGAACGAAAGTTCCTCAGCTCCCGTGTTTGGGTACCAAGATCTCAACTGCAATGCGCCCTGCTGCGGTCGGAAACGACTTTAAGACGGGTCGAACTAACTGGACCATTCAAGCTTCAGGTGCTGAGATTCTTTCCATCACGCTAACCGCAGTCGCATGGTTGGCGGAGGAATTTAAGATTCCCTATCGTTTCATTATCAGCATCCACGACGAACTACATTTTATGACGCCTGAAAGATACGCAGAGCAGTTCGCTGTAGTGTTCCAAATTGCTCACTTGTACACTTGGGCTAATTTCCATAGTGCTGTGAACATTCCGGAACTGCCCCTTAGTAGGGCATTTTTCTCCTCAGTAGCTATTGACTACAGGCTCAGAAAGTCTCCCAAAGAGTGTACTGTGACACCCTCTAATTTAAGAGGGTTTGAGGAGCCGAACGGCGTCGAATACTCAATGAGCGAGCTTAGCGAGATCGGTGCTATTGACAAGTTGAAAGTTCGGTACGACGCTATTCAAAAAGGTTTAATTTGAGACAAACAATGAAGAAACACACCAAAGTTAAAAAGCCCAGAGTTCAATCAGCAGACATCTTTCCTTGCAAGACGAAGGTAGGGATGTACTGGTGGCCTGTCCCGTACGACAAGAAAGACAAGTTTATCCCTTCCTCCGTTGATTGCGTGTATTCTCAAGAATACTTTTCAGAACGAGACGCTGTTATCATGCTTCGGGCACTCTAACGATAAGAAGAAGTTAAACAATGCCCTTCCCTCTACCCCTTGATCCTGACTTCAGAAAAGAAGTCATAAAAAGTTGGATTGAAGATGTTCACGATAGAATAGAGTTGGGGGACAGAGAAAGTGCTGAGCTAAGCTGGAAAATTGCCAATAGTTTGTTCGTCTCCCTTCCAGCTGGACAGGGGGACTTTTCTCTTGAGACCAACTTGATAGAAAGTAGGGTAAAACTAGAGCAGCATTGATACTACACAAACCATGCGCTCAGTAACAACCGAACCCAACCAATCTTTAGAACCAAAGTCTATCTCCAATCTTCAGACTTTCAGTGCAACTTTGTCAGATGGAAGAGAAATTACAATCCGTGAAATGACTGGTCGCGACCTCATCTACATGGAAGAAGATCTGGCTAAGTATGGAGAAACTCGTCGGAGTTTTTACCTAGTCGAGAGGCTGAATGTGGGCCCCGTGAAGGTAACTTTCGATGAAGTAGCCGACATGGGTGCCCGCGATTTAAAAGTCGTGTCTGAACTTGTAAAGAAAGCTAATGGTGGCGAGGAGGAGGAAGATAAAAACCCAAAATAGAGATAGAGGAACTCGAAGACTTTTCCTTCCGGGTGATTGTAGAGTCTAACAAGCCAGTTCATGTACGAGATATCTCCCCGAAAGACTTTTTATTTGCTAGAATTTTACAGGACAAGGGGGAAGGTGCTCTCAAGCTAATATCAAGACTTATTTCTAACCCCGAAAGTTTAGAATTCATGCCCGCAAGGGACTTTAAAACCTTTACTGTGTGGGTATCAAATAATATACTAGATGAAAGCATCCTAACCCCAGAAAGTTGGATGGAAATTGCTTTTCATTTAAACAAACAACGGTGGGATGGGGGTATAGACTGGCTGGAAGTTCAACCCATGACGCGAATAAAGCGCATGATTGAGATCAACCAAAAAGTAGCGGAAGAACAGCAAGACGCCATTAAAAACTCAAAGGGTAAGAGACGCTAATGTTCACGTTAAGCACTAAGACGAACTTTGGGGTAAAGCTATTCAGCCTCAACTGGTGGGAGCCCACAAAGTTAGAATGGGCTCCTGTACTTCTGAACGAAAACAAACCCTTTTGGAGAAACCAAACACAACCGAACGGACGACCCTGGAAACCTCTTACAAACCAGTACAGAGCGTGGAAGAAGAAAAGGTACGGTGAGCAGCCAATCTTAAGGGCAACAGGAAAAATGCAAGACACTGCAAAAGTCCGAACGAGTCTAAAGAATGACCGCTTTGAGGTTTTAGCAACCAGCGTTGGCCCTTACCATCAATTCGGCACTAAAAAAATGGCTGCAAGGCCATGGATGGGTGTACCTGATACATCTCTTGAAAAACTCTCAGGCATTGCCTGGAAACACATTCTTAACTAACTATGACAAAATCTCGCGCTAAAAACGAACAAGGTCAATTTGTCGGTGACAACCCGTCAACACCAGACGTGAATGAGGCATGGGTTGAAACCCCGAGCCAAACTTCTAAAGAAGATGAAAGTCTTTCTGCTGACCCAGTGGTTACAGAGCCGGTAAAAGAACCTGCCGGGTCTGAACCGGCGGCCGTAGAACTTACAACTTCGGCCACTACTCCGCTGAAAGAAAAGCAGAGCAAAGAAGCCATCGAAGCGTCAATCCAGGAAAAACTCTCGAAACGATCTTCCGAAGAGGTAGACCCCTTTGTGCCTTCCGCCCAACTTCAAAAAGAGGTGAAAGAAATTGCAGAACAAGCAGGATTTTCGCTTTCCAGAGGCACCGAAGCCGGAGCTGCTTTGATGGCTCGTGCACTTAGACAAGCTAAATCGTGAACACTCTAGTCTTCCAACCTGGAATGACTTGGAGGAAGTTAGGGTATGGGTTTTACTCAGATTCTCTTTCTTATCGCCAAGTATTAGACAACAATCCCAGATGGTCGGTAGTTGAACTACCTCCTCCTGGAACAGTTCTAGTTGGAGGAACTACAATCTCAGGGGCTGGTTCATCGCAACAGTCCCCTATTTTCGGTAGGAGTTCGGGGCAAGAAGTTCTAGACTTTTACCCATTTCTTAGTGAGGAAGAATACTACCTATCTCTATCCTCATACAGCCGCTCAAGTCTCAGGGAAGTGAGCAGGTTGAACGGTTGGTCAACAGATAGCTCGGAAGTTGTAACAGGACTTGTAGGGTAAAATACAGGGGTATACACCCTAAACTTCTGGCCCACGGGCACCACCGCCGGACTTATCCTCGCCGGCACAGAGGTAAGGAAAAGGAGGAACATAACAAAAATGGCAACTTTTTCATTCGGCACCGGAATAGTCCCTGGTGCCCCAGGTACATATATCAACGAACGTGTTGGTAACGTAGCTTCAGCAGGAATAGCCCCCTTTAACACTACCTATTTGTTGGTGGAAACAGAGGAAAACGTTCCAACCACACGCTTCCCGTTCAACAAACCGGTCCCGGTGTCTTCTCTATCCGACTACAAAATTCTCGTAGGAAGAGTACCAGAAACCCGTATTCCTTTGCTAAGCTACAATTGCATTAATGCTTTCTTCTCTAATGCGCAAGTTGGTGACCTCCGGGTTGTAAGAGTTGGTACTCCGAACCAGATCGCAGAAATTGAGATTCTGCCATCCGGGTCGAAAATTAGCAACTCGGGTCTCCCATCCTCTTTACAAGCCGGAGACGTAGTTTATGCCCAACTTGTACTCAATGGCTTGAAACTCGTGGCCGGAGACGGTTCCACCGGTTACACTTCCGAGGGAGAGTGGTTAGGAGTACCTGCAGTTATCCCTGTTGATTACGTCTCTGGGGACGAAGTGAACAACCGGAAAATTTCCGCTGCCATCTCAAGCGCAATTGCCGCCGCCATCGAAAGCAATCCCAGTGTCCGTAGTGCAATTTACGTTCGCGACTCGGGTCTTGTTAACGACTTACTTCCTTCTTCTAACTCTGAAAACGGCTACATTACAATCGCAGCCTCTACTTATGATGGAAACGTATCCGTAGTGACGGAGCAGCTTCCTGTAGGAGCTGAGTATGTTTTAATGCAAAATACTTACGAAGTTCAGAACATCGTAGGTCTCCAGAATAACTTGGAAAGAGTCCCTCAGGATTATATTCAGTGCATCAACACAGCTTTCGACGGTCAAGTGAACCAAGGGTACCTTGCGACCCCGACTGCTTACGCCCAGTTTGATGCCGAAGGTCGCGCAGCAGTTGGCGCCGCAGCAGCTTCGCATTGCCAAGACAATAATTTCAAGTGGATGGCAGTTGCTGATCCGGGTCCTTTCCTTGTATCTGACATTAACAAGTACAAAGAGTACACCCCCCACCAACCAGCTGATGACTTGGTGACCGACAATTTGTATCTTGTTGATAATGCTATCTACAAGTGGGCGGGAAATGACGTTACTTATGATCGTCTAAAGTATCAAACTCTTGTTTCCGGCTACGATCCTAGAGTCGCCATTGAGTCTTCGGTAGAAGGTGTAGCCGAAGACGAAAAAGTCGGTCTTCTAGACCTTGCAAAATACATTGTAACTTCAACTTCGCCCCTAGCACAACGAGGTGTTTTCTTACTAGATTCGAACACAACTTGGCCCGTAGACCTCCAGATTCAACAAGTAACCCTGAGCAGTCTTGGTGCTGACTTCTTACCCCTTCTCCCAGTTGGAGAAACCTCTGTTGAAGTGTACTTCGTTGCACCACCTTTCAACAGTGCATTGTACGGACCTTACCCTTCGGACGGTTCTGACCAGTTTGTTTACATTGCTCAAACCGCTGCCGAAGCTGTTTCGATTCTAACCGAAGTTACTGCTCTCGGTGGTACTGCTCTGGCTCTAACTGCAGCTCTTACTCCTACTGGTGCATTTAGCGACGCAAGCCCTACCACAAGTACAGCCGCAGCAACTTACACAACCCCTCAGTGGAATTTGCCTGTAACAATTGAGGGTCAAACTTCTAACTTGATTCGCAATCTAACTGGTGATTCAACTTTCGTAAACACTCTTCACCTCCCCGGAAGTCTACAAGAGCCTACAGAAGAATACCGACTTGCTTTCGTGAGTCGATCTCTGTTTAACCCTTCTATTGTGCTATCCAGTAGTACCGAATCTGGGTATACCGGCGCTGCTTCTTTTGGGGTAAGCTCTCACAAATTGGTTAACGGTCAGAAACTGTACTTCACCAAGCCTATACTAGCCAACTCTACGACACTATTTAAAGCGACGGTTAAGAACAATTTTCAAGAATACTACGTTAAAGTCATTGATAACGATAACTTCGTACTTGCTACTTCTAGCTCAAACTATCTTTCAGGTTCTTACGTCCCTTACCCTACAGGGATGGTAAGTATCTCAACAAGTCCTACAATCCTTTACTCCTCAGTTAGGGGTGGCGGATTAGCCTCTGTAAACTTGTCAGAACTAAGTATTGTTCCACTCATTCGGGGTAGGAAATACGGTTTAGCTTCGGGCACAATTTGGGATCGTGCTTACGATCATAACTTGCTCACTTCTAATGACGACCCAACTGTTTCCCTATACCTAAATACTAGCTCTTTGGTATTGGGGTCAGAGCGTATTTTCCCTTACGGTGAAACTAACAACGCTGGTTGGCTTCCTTCACTCGAGTTGGTAACCCCTGGATCAACCTCAACATCTGTTGATAACTTCCTTTGCACACCAACTGTTGATCAGAGTTTCTCATCTGAAGCCTACCTGGTTCCTGTCATTGACCCGATCTTCGGAGGAAACTTTGAAGCAGGTACAACGGCTGTTCTAGGCATTCTGGATTCCATAACTCCTTATGCAACAGCTTGCGGGCTTGAGGTAGGAGACACAGGAGTCACAATACAAAGTTTCCTTTCCACGCTAAGTGGAGTTTTCTTCACTGTAACTTCGGCACCAGCGAACTCTGTCGCTCCTGATGGAACAACTGGAGTTGTTGTCGGCGACCGTATTGCCGTTGTTTTCAACGGTTCGTCTTATGTATGGGTTGTTGTACCAGCGGATTCTTTAGGGGGGGACATGAGCACAGTCTCAACTATCTGCTACGGTTCTCAAGTCGAATTTGCTCTAACACCTGAGCAAACTCCAGCTGCCAATCTTTGGAGATTCGACGCTGTAACTGCAACCGAAATCATCGATGAAGCACTTCGTGGTGTTGGGTTCGCGGGTGAACCCCAAGCTGTATTCGTCGAAGCCGGTGTTGACAATGTGAATCGACTTTATGAAGATAGCCAGCGCTACTTTAACGCTTTCGGTTTCATCGCGTTCTACGGCCCCTACGTGGAAAATTCCGCGGGACAATTTATTCCTCCAACCCCGTATGTAACCGGTGTTGCGACTCGCCGTTACCGTTCCGAAGGGTTCCAATTCCCTCCTGCTGGAACTAAATACCAGCTTTCGGATGCCGCTGGAGTTCAAATCGCTGTGAACTCTGCCCAACAAAACCTACTCAATCCCGACGGTTGCAACGTACTTCGTTCATTGCCGGGCTATCCGGACACTGCGGTATTCATCTGGGGTGGACGTACCAGAATCAACAAAGCTGTTGCTGACCAACGTAAGTTCCAATTTGTGAACACCCGAGTTATTCAGAATGTTGTATACGGTTCTCTTCGCAATGCCTTCGACAACCAAATTTTCTCAGTTGTAGATGGCTTTGGAATCGTGTTCAACCAGATCGTTTCGATCGGTAATAGCGTTCTCAGCCAACTATACTTGGCCGGTGCGTTATTCGGCGCCCGTCCTTCTGATGCTTTCCAAGTGATTTGCGACGAAAGAATCAACAGCGGGGAAAACCTTGAAAATGGTGTTGTATTTGTCAAAGTTTTCGACACCCCGGTCCCAACTCTTGAGAGAATCGAAGTTGATCTAATCCGAGTTTCTGTTGGACAAATGAACAGGGAACTAGAATCACAA